ATGAGCAAGGCAGACGACAGCCTCGACCTGTGCAGCCTCAAGACCTTCGCCGAAATGAGCGGGGTTTCCGTCGAAGAGGCCGCCGACTGGGCCGCCACCGGCACCATCCCGACGATGCGCCTCGCGGACTTCCGAATGGTCAACCTCGCGCGCCTGCGGGCCGACCTGAAGAAAGGCAAAAAGGAGTTCAAGGAAGGAGACTACAGCCATGCGTAAGCCCGGCATCACCCTGGATACCCAAGCCGCCATGTCCTACATCGGCGAGTCCGTGCTGATGGAGCTGTACATGGATGAAGATGAGCCGCCTTACTGGTGCTGCGTGCACATCGTCGGTGTGGTGCTGGAGAAGGAAGGCGTCTGGGATTATCCGTACTTCATGGCGATGAGCTTCACCAGTGACGGGCGCACGCCGAGCGAGATCCCGTTCATGGACATTCTCACCATCAGGGTGATGCGGCACCGCGACCGGCATGGTTCCGGCAACGTACTGGACCGCATTGCCCTCCCTAATGCCGGGAGGTCAGGGGCCGCGCTCCCGGCTCGTCGGGACAGCTTCACCGTCCCGTCGAACGGAAGCACGGGCGCAGCGCACCCTTGACCCTGCACGCTCATGAACAGCCTAACGCGGGGAGTGTGGGGTAGCTTTTCCACCCCACGCTCCCGAGCCCTCGGCGGCAAGAGCGGGATGACAAGGGCGGCGCCCTTGGTGTTATTCGTCCTCGCGCGCCGCGCCGATCTCAAACTTCCGCACCTGCTCGCGCTGGCCAGCCTCGCGCTCTACCTCGCCTGGACCAGCACTCCGCCGCCCCAACGTCCCCACCTGATGACCTTCATCCAGGAACAAACCTGTCCTGAAGATCCGACCGACCTTTTTATCGATCCGGTTACCGCATTAAAGCTCTATGGCGCGCGCACGGCTGCACAGCTCTACGCCGAGCGGAGCGAGCGCGTCGCCTGTGCCGGCGTGCGCGCGCCGCCTCGCTGACGTCCCTGTAACACGTCAGATAAACGAAGGTTGAGAACCGCATTAATCAGCATTAGGAAGTGAAACCAAATGGCCAAACCAAAAGATTTTCTCCGTCTGGACATGCTTGCCCGTGAAGATCGCAACGGGCGTCTGTTCGTAGATCCGGGCACGGCGGCAATCGTCGATCTGTCCAAGGTCCGTTTGCTGCGCTGCGGCGTCGATACGGTCCGCCAGCTGTACCGCGGGCTGATCCGCCCCGAGATCATGGCGCTGTTCGAGAAGCCGGGCGCGATGGTCGAGTTCGCCGGGGAGATCTGGCACTCGGGGCGAGTGGGCCGGGACTCGGGCTACCAGTACAAGCTGCAGAACGCTGATCTTGGCTTCGTGCTGCTGATCAAGAACTTCAACGCGAAGCTCGAACAGATCGGCCCGCACCTGAAAATCGAAGTGTCACCGCACGCCATTGACGCGCTGTCGCCGGAACGCCTGCAAGAACGGATGGACTACTACGCCGCAGCCGTGATGACGCACCGCGAGCGTAACCAGTGTGCCGTCCACCTCGCCCTGGACCTGCAAGGCTGGAAACCGCCGGTGGATCTGGTAGCCCGTCTGCACTGTCGGGCCAGAACACACCGGGATATCTCGGGCATCAATCAGGTGGAGTGGGCGACGAAGTCCAGCGTCTACGGTCGTGGGGAAACGTCGATGTTCGGCTCCGCTGGTGGCGTCCAGCTCTGCATCTACAACAAGACCGAGCAGGCCCGCGCAACGGACAAGCTCGACTACTGGGAAAGCGTCTGGCGTCGTCGGGATTCGTTCGATGCCAAGGACCCGGAGAACTACAACCCAGCCCAGGACGTGTGGCGCGTCGAGCTGCGTTATCACCACTCGATCATCCAGCAGTTCGCCAGCGGCTCGGTAGACGTGAAGACCGGCCAAGCCATCGATACGGACTCCTTCGCTGCGTTCTCGGCACACCTCGACGGCCTGTGGCGCTATGGCCTGAGCCAGTTCAAGTTGCTCGCCCGGCCCGGCTACTTCGATCCGATCTGGACGCTGATGCGCGACGATGCGCGGGTCGATCTGCCGGTCGACTCCCTGGTCGATGAGACAGAGTACAAGCGGTACTACAAGACGAGTCGGGGGTTCTCGGGGAAGAACGTGGAGCTGTTCCTGGGAAACTTCGTAAGCCTGCTGGCACGGGAGCGAGTGGGCGCTAAGAAAGCATTCGAGACCTTGAAGCAATGGGACTGCTGGCCGGTCATCCGCGATCACTACGCCGCCAAGGATATGAGCGAGCGCGACCTGTACAAGCACATTAAAGACCTGCTGCAAGAGCGTCATGTGAGGTGGGGGCGCGCTATCTGATGGCGATCCAGCAAACGGACGATGGCCGCTGGAAAGTCGATGTAGAGCCGATCAAGGGCAAGCGCTTCCGCAAGACCTTCAAGACCAAGGGCGAAGCCCAACGGTTCGAGGCGACGTGTCGGGCGAAGGTGATAGAGAACCGGGAGTGGTCGCCCAGCACGGCAGATACGCGACGGCTGAGTGCGCTGATCGAATCCTGGTATGACCTGCATGGCCATTCGCTAAGGGACGGCCTGCGGCGTCGCAAGAAGCTCGATGCTCTGGCCAAGCGGCTGCGAGATCCCATCGCCTCGCGGATCGACCCGCAAGCCTATGCGCATGATCGCCGGGTTCGCATGGAGGCGGGCGCCTCGCCGAAGACGCTCAACAATGAGCTGGGCTATCTGCGCTCGGTCTACAACGAGCTTCGCGGCTTGGGTGTCATCAAGTACGAGAATCCGCTCGCCCTGGTGAAGCCGTTGAAGATCCAGGAGCGTGAGCTTTCATGGCTGACGAACGAGCAGATCGCTGAACTGCTGGAGTCGATCCGCAACGGCTGCGATAACCCGCATGTGGAGCTGGTCGCCATGATCTGTCTGGCAACCGGGGCACGATGGTCCGAAGCCGAAAGGCTGCAGCCGGGATCTATCCGAAACGGGGTCATCACCTTCAGCAGGACCAAGAGCGGCAAGGTTCGGTCGGTCCCGATCTCGCCGGAGCTGGAGAAGAAGATAACCAAGCACTGGAAGCGCCACGGGCATTTCACCCCGGCGATAACCTCGTTCCGGCGTGCGCTGGCGCGAACCACGATCAGGCTTCCGAAAGGGCAGGCCGCTCATGCACTGCGGCATACCTTCGCCAGCCACTTCATCCAGAACGGCGGCAACATCCTCACGCTACAGAAGATCCTGGGCCATTCGAGCTTGGCCATGACCATGCGCTATGCGCATCTGGCGCCGGATCATCTTTTAGACGCAGTGAAGCTAGGCCCCTTGCGTAGCTTTGGGGAGTGAGTAGGAGACGTTTTTCCCGTTCTCCTTCACATATCCTCTTTTGCGCAGTGTTGCGTAGATTTGCTCAATCTCTTTGATTGGGGTTGATTTACCGACCTTCGAATGGATGGTGTTGAGTAGTGTCTTGGTCGTCTTTGGCTTAGATGTCTTTCGCCCAATTAGATCGGCTACTACGGCTTTGACCACAGGATCTTCAGCCGCTGCTGGCGCAGGAGCTTTTGGAGTAGCTTGAGGCTTTGGCTTGGGGGGCGGACTGACCGGCTTAGGGGGTGCCTCACCGGGAGTCTTGAAGCAGGGCATCTCTTCAATCGATTCTGAGCGTAACGCGAAGATTCCCTTGCTCTTTAGGTGCTTCAGAAGCGGGTCGAAGCCTTTATCCCGGGAGATGATGTGGTAGAACCCGGAAGGGTCCGCATTAGCCAACTGCCCGAGGTAATAGGCAATGTGAAAGTCCAATGCATTAGCGCCAGGGGTGTCGAGCTGGATGTAGTCGGCTCGCTGACCTAGTCGATGTACCGATACCGCCAGCTCTGTAGGAAGCCTGGTGTTATTTGGGCCTAAAAAAACCCTCAGGCAGAAGTGCGGTTCGCTGAGCAGCGCCAGGGACGACGCTTGGACATTCTCGTAATCGATCAAAACGTAATTGGTGCGCATCCTTTCGTCCCTGGTCTTCCTTGCGAACATCTGCCGCCGTGCTCAAAGGTTGGAATGCCGCCTAAGCTGCGACACTTTTTCGACATCGTCCACCCCAGAAAGCAAAAACCCCTGAAATTCTGTAGGAAAATCAGGGGTTTAAGTGCTTCTAATTGGTGGAGCCGGGGGGATTTGAACCCCCGTCCTAGTCCCGTATTTGCTGGTCTGTAGCGGGGTGGTTGCTGAAATGTTGCTGAACTCGCTTATTTAAGGCCGTGACGCGATAGTCTTTTGTCACCATCCCTTTGCTCTTGTCGCCAACCACGCAAGCGTTCACCCAGACGGTTTTCTCGGGCAGGCGGCGGATGTGTCCGCGCCGTAGATGGACGCGTGGCGAACCGTGCGTGCCGCCCATGCTCACACCAGCCGGCGCTGATCCGCTCGCGGATATCGTCAGCTCTTTGTAGCTAAAGAACGGCGTCTTGCCTGAGCTTTTCCGCTTGGCGTTCAACGCCTCGTTCGGCGCGGGTGCATCTACAGCTACTGAGTTCGAGCAGGCTAGCGCGGCCATGAACTGAACGAAGGTCGTTAGCTCTCCACGCAGGTCAGACCATATAGCCGGATGATTCGGCCCTAAAGCCAATCCGTTTTCGGTTGCTGGGAACGGGCGAATGTCCTGATTCCCTGCGCTTATGGACGCCCCGAAATTCAAAGGAAACCACTGGTTACGGCCATCCACCTTTGTCCTGAACATAGGACAGACGATGATATGCACCTCTCCGGCGCGCTCTTCTTCGTAAGCGACGCAGATGATTGCATCATAAGGATCGCTTTGCCCGGCTTCGGTCGGCGTCAGACCAGAGCAATCAGGCACCGACCACTCCAGCGCGATTACCGGGAATGGCAGCCTGAACACAGGACAATAGTTGTCAATGATTGCGCCAATCGTCTCGGTCTTCTTCAAATCGAAGATCCGGCCGTAGTCAGGCACGCGGAACTTGATGCTTTTGCGGAGCTTAGGAATCAGCGCCGAAACGGTGTTGAGCGTTAGCCCTTGCGGGAGAACCTTAGCCAGCCTGCGCAAATCGTCTATAGCGTGGGCGCAATAGTTCGTTGCTTCCATCTTCATACTCCTACAGTACGAACCCTAACTGATGAGGTGCGGCAGGCCGGTTAGGGGCCGGCGTTTCGGGAGCTACCCTAGCCGCCTGATGAGTTTACATGATCTGCAGGGATTTGAACCGGCGTCCCAAACAATTCCGCCGCCTTGCTCCCGGACGTGTCGCCATCGTTCGGAATGTACCGGCCATAGACGCGGGCAATCATCACCCAGCTACTGTGTCCCATCTGTTTTGCTACCCACATTGGATGCTCACCGGCTGACAGCATCATTGATGCGTAAGTGTGCCGGGTCTGGTACGGGTTCCGGTAGCGGACCTTCGCCTTGCGGATGGTCGGAATCCAGAATGACTTCCGGATAGCCTGGTCGCCGTCGAACGGTTTGCCGTAGCGCGGATCATGGAAGACCGGCCCGCCTACTATATAGGTGTGCGCCTTCTGCGCTTCCAGCGCGGCCAGCGCCATCGGCAGCAGCTTCACATCCCGCAAACCTGCCGCCGTCTTCGGCAGTTCCGCTTCCTTGGCCGCCTTGGTCAGTCCTCGCGATATCCGCGCCTCCCCCCGCAGCCAGTCAATATCCCCCCATTCCAGCGCCACCAGTTCCGATGTGCGGAGCCCGGTCCAGAGCGCGAACTGCAGCAGGTTCCGGTATTGTCCGGTCGCTGCCGCTAGGATCGCCGCCTGTTCCTCCTTCGTGAACGGATCGATCTCGTCTTCCGCCTTTGGCTTGCCCTTCACTGAGTAGGTCCAGCCGGCCAGCGGGTTCGATTCGATCAGCTCGTCATCCACCGCATCATTCAGCGCCGACCGCAGGCAGCTTTGCACATTGGCCAGCCGCTTGTTCGAGGCGTCCATCTTCGCCAGTTCGTCCCGCACCATCTTGCGCGTGAGTGTCACCAGCGGCGCATGGCCCAGTCTCGGCGCCAGTACGCCATTGATGATCTTGCGGTAGCCGTCCAGGGTCGACGCCTTGAGATGCGCCTCCTTTCGGGCTAGCCACTTGTCGAGATAGTCGGAGAGGGGAATCAGCCCGGTCTGATGCCCGAGCTTTACAGCGCGCTTTGACTTGGGGAAAGTCGCCGCGTAGTCGAAGGTGCCGTTGTAGATGGCGAGCTCTATCGCTGCCTTGTGCTTCTCGGCACGCTTCAGGTTAGCGGGGGTGGGCTCAAGTGGGAGACGTTCACGGCACTGCGTCCCTTGCCACATGAAACTGATTTCAATGCTGGACGCCGACGCGCGCCGGACTCCATTCCGCTTTCCACCCATGACTCATACCCTTCCACGCTGATCAGCACATGGCCGTCTGGTGCCTTGATCCAGATTTCACCCAAGGGCCAGACTCCTTTGGAGAGCTTGGCCCGAATTGCGTGCTCAGTGTAGCCGGTTGCCTCTGAAAATCGCTTGATGGTCTGATATTTGGCCATCACTCACTCCCTCCACTTCGCGCCGGCCGCTTCGATGGCGTCTTTGCACATTGCTATGGCGCGGTCGTGCGCATCACTGGCAAGTCCGCCGATTCCGTATTGAGCAGGCAGCTGAATAACCAGCTCCTCCCGCGACGCCACCCACACATTCCGCATCTGGTCTTTCAAATCCTCGAACTGCTCGTGGAACGGCTGACGAATCCACCACGCATCGAACTCTGCTATAGCCTTGTCTGTGTGCATGTCTATCTCCTGCTGCGTGTGGGGTTAGGCGGCGATTCGCCGAAATACTGGTACAAGCTGGCCGAGCCCTGATCGCTCAAGCGAAGCAACATTCGCCAGCCCGTAGGCAACCAGGCAGATCGGCGCACCGGAGTTGAATGCGGCCCGACTCCCGTCTACTCGATGGAAGTGTGGGCGGCCCTGGACGAACAGGACGGCATCAGCGGCGCCCCATACCGATTCGAAGAACATGGCCGTCTCGGTGCGCGCGGGTATCAGCGCAATGCCGTTGCCGTGGGCGGCCAGCTTGCGCATCCACTTGGTTGCCTCACGGCCGAAAGGTGGGTTCATCCAGACGCGGCCATGCCATTCCTGCGAGAGGCCATCGTCTTCCTTGCAGTAGTGCTTGGCCGCGGTCGGCCATGGGCGGCGCGACTCATGCGGCGAACATGGGTCAAGGTCGAAATGCCCGAGCGCGGCCAGAATCTCCGGCGGCGTCAGCCATTCATCGGTGCCCATGACGGGCGACTGGTGTCCTGACATGGACATAGGTCTACCTCCCCGCCGACTCTCGCCGGCAGGCTGTGTGTTTGGGTGGGGTTAGGGGGTTAGGCGCGACGGATCAAGTTGCCTTGGCTTCGCGCTCAAGATAAACCGCCAGCCACTTGAGCTTGCACGGACGACACACAATGCCGCTTGTGCAGCCGTATGGCTGATCGAACACCAAGACGCCACGGATATGCGCTGGCCCAACGTCTCGGTCGCCACTGTTTACCTGTACGCGGACCTCGCCGTCTTCCGGCACGCACTCCGATCCGCAAACATCACAGCAGCAGACGGTTATGGTTTTCGTTGTGATGCCCATTCACGCCTCCTTCGCAGCCATGGCGGCGTCTACCGCTGCGTCCACGCCGTCGCCGCCCTCGCTGTAGATGACGCCAGCGATGCGGTATGCAGATCCGGGCAGGCGCCCCCGCAACCACCGATACCGCTCCGCATCCTTCCGCAGCGCATCGACCTCGGCACGGAGCTGGTCGCGTTCGCGCTCGGCCGTCTCCAGTGCGTCCGTCAGCATGCTGTTGGTATCGCGCTCTGCATTCACGCTCGCAGCGTTGGCCAGCAGCGCCTCGCGCGTCTCGCGGTCGCATTGGGCGCGCCAGTGGTGGACCATCTTCGCATTGCTGTTCGCCAGCATACGCAGCGACAGGAACTGCTTACGGAGGTTGTCATAATCGCCAGCCGGCTCGGCTTTGATCGTATCAGGGGCGCTCAGTGCAGCAGCCAGCCTATCCCGCTCGGCGGTCACGGCTGACAGGGTGGGCGCGAAGTGATGGTCGAACAGCTTGCCTATTTGGCCGCGCAGCTGGTGGCGCTCCGTATCGGTCATGCCGCTCGACAGCTGGCAATCAGCCGGCTTATCTAGGCCAAAGTCGTGCCGCCACGTCAGGCACATGGATTCGATCATGCGCTGACGATCCGCACCTTCCGCCTCTGCGGGCTGGGCGCGGCGGTTCCATTCCGCGATCGCTGCATCCCTGCCTGGCTGGTCTTCCAAATCGCTTTGCTGCACGCCGACTGGTCCACGCGCCAAGCAAGCGCTGTGCTCGTCAACCATGCCCTGGCAGATCACCACCGAGGCATCCGAATCCAGCTGCTCGACGAACGCATCTTGTTGCCCGCAAAACGGGCATGGCAGCAGCTCCCGATCAACCAATACCTTGCTCATACCCTGTTCTCCCTGTTCATTCCGCGCTTTCTCTGCGCCCATTGATCGATCATCACGGCTGAGCGCTCGTCCGCTTTGCACTCGACGCACTGATCGGCGCGCCCGCTGACAAGCATCGACTTGCGCACCAGATCGACTCTCCCGCAGTCGCAGCGCACCCATAGGGCGACGCACTTGGTCTGTCCGCAGAGGATGACGCCCGACCGCAGCACGACGCGCTTGCCGTAGCGCGTTCCGGGCTTCTCGTTGTCGGTGTTACGCGCTGGCATCGCTGGAACCTTGAGCGGTCAGGGCGGCGCGCAGCGCCTTCTCGTGCGGAGTGAAGCGATCCATGAACTTCTGGTCGGCCTCGCTCCACGCTTGAGCTGGCGAGCCGCAGCATTCGAGGTGCGCCTGTCCGCAGCATTCCGGGTATGCGTTGTGATAGGCGTCTTCCAGTGCATCCTGAATGGCGCCAAGGGCTCCTTTTGCGGCCTCCACCAGCCCGCTCTGCTCCGGCTGCGCGACAGGGGCGAGTGAAACGACCGTCTTGCCCTCGCTCTCCAGCTTCGCCAGGCTCGGATGGTCACGCTGCGTCGAGAAGCAAACCACGTTTCCGTTTGCGGCGAACACGGCGTATGCCATCGGCTGAACCGTCAAGCATTCCTTGACGGTTGCCGCCTGCCCATCCCTGAACCCCTGCGCTGCGGCTGTGGCCATTTCGACGGCGGTGAAGGTGTCGGTGGGTTCTGGGCTATCAGGGAATGCTATTTCATCCTCGCCTTCAGGGTCGGCAAGTAGGCAACGAAGGCTTCCTATGGCCTCCGCTGCATCGTCTCGTTCGCCCCATGCGATAGCCTTGAGAATCTTCGAGGGCACCATCATCTGCGCGGCGTCACGAACATGATCGGCCTGCTGGGATAGGGCATCGCGCGCACGAAATCCGCCGTCAAGGTCAAGCGCCTGTCTGGCGTTATCGCCTAGCGATCCGATTTTCCTGCACTCGGTTACCTTTTCCTCGTACCAGCGAAGTGCCTCGCGCAGCCTATCGTTCTCAGCCTTCGCAGCCCCCAGCTCAGCGCTGATTCGCCCGGCTACCTTCAGTGTGTCGTTCATTGCTCAATCTCCTTGATTGTGGCCAGCGGCAGGCCGCTCATTGCCAGCGGCTCGTCGTAGCAGACGCCCATCATCTCGGGCCATTTGCGCGGCTCGCCGGGTTTGATGACGCCCTGGTCGTGTGCGCGATCCCATGACAGGCGATGCCGGATGACCTGATGCAAGTCCCACGCAACGCCATCCTCTCGGCGCTTTGTGGCCTCCGGCATCAGCGTGTTCGCCAGGCGCTGTATCTCGTGCCGCGTGGCGTGGACCTGCTCCCAGTCGCGCCGGTCGTAGAAGCCCGGCAGCCGCTCAATGGCGTGGTCGATCTGGCCGATCTTGATCCGCGCTAGCAGCTCGCAGGCCTCTTGCAGTTCTGCGGCCTGGCGCTCGGTTACGGTGATGGTGTAGGTGCGCATGGCGCCTCCTTGGGCGGCTCCGGTGGGCGGCAGCGGAAACAGGCGCATTGGCCGATCCGCTTGCCGTCCGTGCGGCAGTAGGTGGGTGCGTTCATTTGTGGGTAGCAGTCAGGATCACAACGGCAGTGCTCGTGCCGGCGAATTCGTTGTCGTAGATGCGGGAGTAGTCGTGGGCGAAGCCCGGCAGCAGCTCCTTGCCTTTGGCGCTGGCCGGCAGGATTGCCACAAGACGGCCGTCCGGTTTGAGCAGGGCTGCGGCTGCCCCTAGGTGTGCCTGCCAGCGGCCTTCGCTGAATGGCGGGTTCATCACGATGCGGTCTGCCTTGGGCTGGCCTGGCGCCCACTTCAGGAAGTCGGCCTCGATTACGCTGTGCCCCTTGGCGCGCAGGATCTCGCAATGCAGCGGGCTGATCTCGACGCAGGTCGTTTGCAGTTGCGGCAGATGGTCGGCAATGCCGCCCTGGCCAGCGCTGGGCTCAAGCACGCCGTGGTGCTGCTCGATCTGGGCCAGCTCAACCGCTGCCTGAGCAATGCTCTCCGGCGTCGGGTAGAACTGGTGCGATTTCTGGTCGGGGATGCAGCCAGAGCAAACAACGCGATCCAGAACCTCGGTCGGGTTGTAGTCGAACTGCCAGTAGTGACCGGTCTTCGCTGCGCCAAGCGCCTGCAAAACCTTCTCCGCCTCGGCCATTGCGGCCTTGTCGTGCTGCCCGTAGTCGAAGCGCAGAGCGTTCGGCACTTCCTTGTGGCGCTCCGGCCAGCCCTCTAGCTTCTCGCAGACCTGGCGCATTCCGGCGAGCAGGTCGACCACGGCGAACGGTAGCGGCCTGTCAAACAGCTCGAAGTCCTTGAGCTTCTTGGTGCGCTTCGGCTTTGTTCTTAGCTCAGCCGGTATAGCTGTCGGGTGCAGGTTCGCCAGGATAGCGTTGAGCCGCCACGCCATGTCCGGGTGAACCTCAAGGTGAGCCGTGGCCACGCCGCCGTATACGCGAATCCTCAGCGCGCCGCCGTCAACCGCCATCCACTGGCCATTTTGCCGACTCGCCGCTTTGATGACGGGATCGGTAGAGCCATGCTTTGGCTCGTCGCGCCCCATGAACTTGGCGATCACGCAGCGCAGGTCGTTGATATGCCCGGCCGTCCCGTAGCTGAACACGCCCTGGATGATCATCCTCTTGCCGAATCCCTGCGGCTGGTTTGTGACGTGCTGCCGGCTCAGCGCCCGGAAGATCCCGTCCACGCGCTCAGCCAGGAATTGTGAGCGGCTGTGCAGCAGGCTGGTCAGCGTCGACCGCACCGTTGCCTCCTCGAACTCAGGAAGCGCGGGCAGCTCATTCTCTCCGCTGTACTTGCTGGCCCTGCGGCCTTCCGGGTTGCGGATCTGCTCGTGCCACTCTTCGCGGCGCTTCTGCGGCATGTAGTCCATAACGTCAGTCATGCGCAGCGCGCGGCTCCAAAAGTCCGCGTTGAGCTGGGCAATGGCGCCCTCGACGCGGAACAGCGCTTCAACCGTGGTTGGCATACTGTGCCGCTGCTCCCGCACGTTGCCTTCTACGAAGTAGTGCAGGGCTGATGCGTTCTGGCCGTCTCGCACAGCCTCTGCCAGCGCCTCGATGTTGCTGCGTGCTGCGTTGTATTGGCCGATCAGGCCGTCTACCAGATCGGCAGACATTGGGGCGAAGAACTCCGAAACGTCCTCGACCAGCTCACCGTCCAGGTGTTTGGCTACTGCTGTCATTTCTTCCGCCTCCCGTGCGTTGTGGCCGTCCAGCCGGCGCTAGATACCTGGTTGCCGTGATCAGCAATCAGGCTGTCGATCAGGGCGCCCATGTAGGCGACTAGACCGCTGACTGTTTCGCCTCTGGCCGTCGCGCTGTGCGTGTGCTTCTCGCCGGTGGGCAGCACGAACCACGCGCGGGCGCTCCAGTCGGAAGGGCGCCGGGGCTCAGTGCCGCGCACTACTGGCCGCGACACTCGGTTGTCGATGGAATAGAGCGTCACGATGCAGCTCATGGCTGGCACACCTCCAGCAGATTGCCCGAACTGAGGCGCCCTAGCGGCGCGGCTATGAACCGGTCTTTGTCATGCACTACGCACCATGGCTTCCCTGTGCTAGATGCCTGCGCAGCTGCGTGAATGATGGCGTCGAGCGCTTCGTTGAATCTCATGCCCACACCTCGCGCAGCACGGCGTTCTTCTTGGCCTGCGGCGTGCCACGCTTTCGCAGCGGCGTGCCCTTGGCCTTGCGCGTCGCCACGGCCTTGGCTCGCGCCGCCTGCTTCTTCTCCGGGCAGCTGATGCGATACGGCACGCGCTTGTCGTCGGTGCGGATCGGCAGAGTTTGTACGGGGCCGTTCGTGGCCTCCCATACCGCCACCTTGGCGGCGATTTGCGCGCGCAGCAGTTCGCCCTGCGCTATGGCATGGTTGTCTATGAGCATGGGGATGTACCGGGAGGAGGGCGCGCTGGGCGCCCGGGGTGGATCAGGCTGCGATGTTCTGGAAGGTCAGGCGCTGGTGAATCTGGCGGACTCGCTCAACGTCGCCGGCACAGTACCGGGCAACATCAGCGATGCGGCCAGCCTTCACGAAGTCCCAAACCTTGCTGCCGTCGATGTCGTCTTCGATCTCGCTACCCTTGCCTGCGATGCCGAATGCGCGGCACAGCTTGTCCAGGCTGACTCGGTTGCGGGCACCGGCCCAAGCGGTCATTGTGTCGAATACCGTCTTGTCCCAAGGCTTCGCGTCGAATGGCAGGCACTGAGGCGGGCGAATGCCCAGCATCACAGCGCGCTGGAAGATGAAGCGCAGATCGAAGTCCAGCACGTTGTGCCCGATGATGGTCGGCACCGATCCGGTTCGGGTGCCACCGGCAAGCATCCTGCCGCCCGCGCTATCGACTGCTGCGAAGAACCCGGCAAGCATGTCGCGCTCTGCCTCTGGCGTTCCGTATGCGTCGTGGTAGAGCGTCACCGGCTCATCGTCGCCAATGGCGTAACCAATCACCGCAACGTGGCCCAGCGCGCCGTCGAAGCTGGTTTTACGCCAAGCCTCTTCAATAGCTGCCTCGCGACACTCTGCGTTCCACTTGGCGATTGTTTCCGGCTTGCTCATGCTGGCCGGGTGAGTGACTGACTCCGCGATCAGCTCGCGAACTGCCGGCGACTGGCCGGGTATCGACTCGATGTCCAGGTACAAATTCATGTCAGTGCTCCATGAGAAAGGGCGCCGAAGCGCCCTATGAATTCAGAAAGGGATCGAATCGTCGAATGGGTCGCCGCCAGCCGCGCCCGCATAGGCCGCGTAGTCATCACCGCTTGGCGCGGTGCGCGAACCAGCGGGGCGACGATCAACCAGCGGCTTGTTCATCACCTGCTGGACCATCTTTTCCAGCTTGGCCGGCGCCGGCTTCTTCGGGTCGAGGATTTCCGATGCGGTCTTCTCAGACTCGGCAGAGAACGGCGCAAATATTGTCGGGCGTGGAATGCCTTTCTCGCTCCTCTTCTCGATCTCCATCTGGATGAGGAGGCCGACTTCCGTGTTCATCAGCTCCGGGAAGCCAGAAACGGTAGCCTTGACGCGCTGCTTGGCCTCGTTGTCCCACTTTTCGATTTCGATTGGTTGAGGGTTGCCGACATTGCGCAGCGACATGCAAGCCATCAGCGCATTAAGCAGCTGGTAACCGCCGTCGTTGCGAGTGCCGTGCTGATAGCTCAGGTTCACGTAGAACTGGCCTTCGGCGCCTTCGCGGGACTTGAAGGTGAAGCCGATCCCGGTGGAGCCGGTTTCCTTCTTCTCCATGTACTCGGCGCGGGTGAAGACGCCGATATACTTGCCTGCCTCGTCGATGAAGGCCGATTTGTTGTCGGCGGCGCGAGCGGCATTAGTGTCGAGTGCGAACATTCGTGGTTCTCCTTGGGGTTTTAGGCGACGGCTGCCAGGGGCGTGATGCCGTAGTAGTCACAGATAGCCGCGTCAACCACGGCCAGGTCGTTGTCGATCAGGTCTTCGTCGAACATGCCCATCGGCGCCTTCGTCGTGTCCGATCCGTTGTTGCGGGTGCTGAAGTAGTGATTTCGGTCCTGAACGACCGCCCTGAGAACGATGGTCACCATCCCCTCAAGCGTGATCTTGTCGTCCAGCATCTTGCCGATCGTCTTCATCTTGATCTGGCCGGCGTCTGTCTCCTCGGTGTGGCTTAGGATGTAAACCCGCACGTCGTCCGGCAGCTTCAGCAGCGCATCGAACACGTCCCAGGTGTGCCGGCCAATGTCGGAGAACTTGTCGAACCCCTTCTCCTCGCTGCGCCGCATGAACTCATTGGCGAGCATGTACTGGAAGTCATCGATCACGATCACCTTGCGCTCTGTCTTTCGGCAGGCGCCGATGATGTTGGCGTGGTTGTCGGTGACGTAGGCTTTCCAGTCCTTGGCACCCTTGAACGGGAGTGGCTTCTTAATGATCTGGATGAGGGCGGTCGAGGCCGGCGACAGATTTCGCATGGCGGTGCTCTTGCCGCTACCTGACTTGCCCAGGATGAGCGTTACAGTTGCCATCGTGGCTACCTCGGTTGGTTATCCCATTGCCGCTCTATGCGTGCGGCCTCGTCTTCGTACTGCCGTCTCTGCTCGCCCTCGAACCGATCAGGATCGAATGACCCGACCGTCATCCAGTCGAGCTGAGCCGCAACGGCAGGCGATACCTGCGCTGTGGTTGTTTGCATGGCTGGCCTTTAGTAGGTGATGGCGACGTTCGGGATCTGCCGCTTGGCAATCATGGTTACGGCCTGCTTGGCGCACTCTTCGGTCATGCCGCCAGCTACGAAGGCTTCCAATGCCGCGCGATTGATCGCGGCCTTGTGTGCCTTGTCCGCCTCGCGTGCCTTGGCTTCCGCTTCGATCCGGGCCTGCTCATCGGCCTGGCGCTGGCGTTCGGCTGCTGCTGCGCGCTCGGCGCGTTCCGCTGCATCACGCTCGGCCTGCTCGGCACGCTGCTGGGCTTCCAGCTTCTCGCGCTCTGCTTGTTCGGCCTGCAGCTTCAGTTCCAGCTCGCGGCGCTCGGCTGCGGCCTTGGCGTCTGCTTCACGCTTGGCCGCTGCGTCACGCTCAGCCTGTGCGCGCTGCTCGGATTCGCGCTGGGCCTGTTCAGCTGCTTCCCGTGCGATGCGTTCCTCGCGCTCTTTCTGCTCGCGCTGGGCCGCTTCGGCGCGGAGGCGTTCGAGTTCGGCCTGCTCGGCTTCGTATGCCTGCCGCTTGGTCAGTGCCAGCTGCAGGGTAGTGAGCGTGGCAGCCTTGACGCGGTGCGCTTCGGCCTCGAACTCTTCCCACTCCGGCCCTACCTCTACGGCTTCGGTCTCAGCGATGCGAACCTGAATCTCTGCGGCCGATAGCTCGGTCACCTGATCGTCACGGTTGCGCAGCCAGTCGATCCGGTCGGTATGGTGTGCCACCCGATCCGCCTCGGCCTGTTCCCACTCATTCAGCGGCGCCCGCACTTCGTCCTTCCAAGCGTCAAGCGTGTCGCGCATCCGCTTGCGCTCGGCGTCGATCTTCTTCGGGATTTCCTTCAGCTCGGCGACCAGCTCCTTGCCTACGTTGTCGAGCGCCGTCTTGGAGCGAGCGACCTTGTGAGCGATGGATGCGATGGCGTCGCGGCCTTTCTTCGTGGTCACGTCTGGCACGAAGGCGTCGATCTCGGCGCGAATCTGCTGCAGGTACGGGTCAAGCCCGTTATCTGCCTGGAACACTTGCAGGGCGGTTTCTTTCGGCGGCACGATGGCCAGTTGGGTTTCCGTAGACACAGGGGCTCCTTGGCCGCGTCTCGCGCAGCCTGTCAGTAGTTGGTGTTACCCGAAGAAGTAGTGAATCGCCGCCTCACTGAAGAGGCCGACGAGCAGCACGGCGAACAGGACGCCGAACCCGGTCAGCGTCCACCATGCGGCTGCGAAGCTGTGGCCAGTAGGCGTGTCGTCGTAGGGGAGGGTGTGGGTGCGGTTCATGCCGGAACCTCCTGCGATTTCTGGCGTTCCGGCTGGAAGTCGCCGCGCAGGGGCATCAACCATGAATGGTGTGCCCAGGCGTTGTTGTCAACGAAACGGTCAGGGACAAAACGACTCCCGCAAACCAGCCCCTCCGCAGAAATTCGGACGTCAAAGTCCTGGTCTGCAGGATCGATCTCGATAACCTCAACGACACGGCCTAGGTTCCGTGAGAACTCCGGCCGACTGACGGAAACTATCAGCGCCAGATCCCCCGGCTTGAATTGATTGCTCATCCCGGCACCCCGTTGCTAATCCGATCTGCCGCACCGCTAGCCATGAACCACGCGGCGATGCCGATCAGTGTCAGCAGGCCGCAGCCGAATGTTTGCCAGAGGGCTATGCGCTTGGCGCGTTGGAATTCCGTTGCCATCACACACCCCCCATAAGCGCCACGTAGGCGAGAGTTCCGATAAGCGATCCGGCTACGGTGATGCCTAGGGCGCCGGCCAGCTCCTTGAGTACGTAGGCGTTCATGGCTGGGATCCTTCAACTGGCGTCATCCAGTCAGCGTTATGCTCAATTAGCGTCAGCTCCCATCCGGGTGCGATTTCGCACATGCCGTATTCGCCGAACTGCCCGGAGTAATAGCGGGCCTCGTACAGGTACAGTCCTTCGCCGTGGCTGAACTCTTCTTCATCCCTGAGCTGCTCCTCAATTTCGCAGAGAGGATCAAGCGCTATGCGCCCGTTGATGGCGCATATGAATGGATCTTCACCACCTTCAAGGCGAAGAACCTCAAGGATCACCGGCCCTTTGTTGAAAACGTCCTTGGTCATGGCTGGGCTCCTTGCAGGGCGGCGTCGATTTCATCCAGCGCCACCTGCTGCTGATATGCGTGAAGGCCTGTAAGCGTCCATCCCATGCCGTTCCATACGCGGCCTTGTTCAATTCGGTAGCGAGCGTTCTTCATGGCGTTTCGCATGGAGCCGTGATCGTTACGAAACGCGTCCCGCTCAGCCCTCAGCGCCTCGTTCTCAGCTAGCAGCGCTTCGTAGTCATCCCAGCCTACGTAAGGCCCATCGGCCTGCTCGGTAATGCCAGGATAAAAATCGCATACTCCGTACCGCTTCACTTCCTTGCTCATGCCGCCTCCTGCTTGATCTGCTCTGCCTTGCTGCGCAACTGCGCCGCGTGGTGTTCGATGAATGCCGCTTGCTGCTTGTCGATGTCGTAGACGATCTCGTCCAAGGCATCGCCCAGCGCCTCGTCTGTTCGGCTTCGTACCGACTCCCAGCGCCACCTGTAGTTGAGCAGCGGGATCAGTGCAGCGATCAGCTTTACCGGCACTTCGATCTTGTCCGCGCAGAACTCGGCGTATGCCTGCATCACGTCGGGGTCTAGTTCGTCTAGTCGCTCGAGGATTGCGTGCTCGAGCGAAACGCTGTCATCCGGGCACGGCTGTTCGCGGCGCCCTATGGGTCCGTAGTGCTTCATGGTGGGTTACCTCGGTTGCCCGGATGGGCGGGGTGGTTATGCGTAGCGGGACGGGTATTGCAGGCGATCAAGCTCGGCGTTGGCCGTGCGCAGTCGTTCCGCGGTGCTCGCAAGCTCTCGCTTCAGCGAAGCAATCTCAGCTTTCGCGATCTCGCTGCTGGCTTCAGCAATTCGGCGGTGCGCGATGTCCAGTGGGAGGTTTGGCTCAGCGGACGAGCCGCACAAGCGGGAGCCGGCGTAGCAGTTCTCGGTGAGGCCTTCGACGATCTGATCAACGACGTGCTTGATAACAACGTCCTCAACCGCCAGCCGCTCCACAAGATCAAGCTTTGCCTGATCGCTCATGGCGTCCAGCAGGTAGTTCACGTCGATAATTACCTTGCCCTCGTTCAACTCGAATGCAAAAGCCATAAGCTCTCCATGCCGCGTCCTGCGCAGCGATCAGTGATGTGTGGAGTTGCCCGGATGGGCGATGGAATGAATGCCTGCTACCGATTCCCGGCAGGCGCTAGGCAGGAGTTGTCTTCCGTGACGCCGGATCGGCTCCAGCTGAGTCTGTGGCGCTACCAGCACCGCGCGCCGTACGGTTATCGCAGACCTGGGGGTCTGGCCTGGCTGGTTCAGGCGGGGGTTATTTGCTAGTGAGCCGCTTTATGAACTCGCGATTAAAATCCTGCATTGCCTCAGCTGGCGAGTCGCCAAATCCAGCAACTCCGTCTTGCAGGTTGTCGCCATACAGCGCGCACCACTTGTTTCCGTCAATGCTCAATGCTGGCTTGTACAGAACGCTGTAGTCGGTCATGCAGGCGGAAACGTGCTGGAAATTCTCAAGGACTGCATGGATCATCCCGTTGGCAGCCATCTCGCAGTAATCTCTGTCCATCACTTATCTCCTTTCCAATTCCCTCTCCACCAATCCCACATGTACAGCGCTGCGAGGATCGCGCAGAGGATCAGGACTTCGGGGCCTGTTAGCATGGAGTGCGGCGGGCCTTGGCGATGGCGGCCAGGGCCATTGCACGAACGTCGTCGTGGCCTGCCTTGAGCAGACACTCCAGCGCCTCAAGCAGCTCAGGCGCGGCCGCTATCAGGCGGGCGTTGGCGATCGCTTCGTCATCGTCCAAATAAATCTCTGGCACCACCAGAGTTCCGCTCTTTCCTTCCGGCTCGTGGATTACCCAACGTTCCTCTTTGTCGATGCTCCAAGGCCCCGGCGTATGTCCGTTGCTCATCTCATCCTCCTATGTGCTGATGGGTGCCCGCTGCAGCCTGTCGCCAAGCTGCGGGGGTGGGGTTAGGCGGGCTAGTGCGTTGCAAATCGGCGATTCCAGCGCGCCACAATCTTGATTGCGCGCTCTCTGGATTGGATGAACCGGGCCGGCCGCATCTCCTCATCCGTAGGCAGCGGAAGGCGCCGGCATTCTTCGTCACTCCAGCACCGCTGGATCGCCCATCCGTGGCGAGCCGCTCGGCCCTCTATGTAGAGCCTCACGACTAAACCACCGAGGACCAAGTGTTGTTCGAGTACAGAACAGCCTCATACAGCTTCTTCCCGCGAGGCTTCTTCAGCGTGAAGATGGTGCGCGTGTCGCCTTTCACTTCGATCTGCCAGGACTTGAGCACTTCGTACCGTTGGCCGTTGATAGTGATCATGTTGAATCCCTCCGGTTGTCTTCCCAATGCCGACTCATCGAATCGGCATCAGTGAATGTTCCGTTCTCCGTTGCGCGCTATGCCGAGTCGTCTCAGTGCACGATCGGCTTTCGCACGTCGCTCGTGTCGATGAAGTCATCGATCGACATTGCGCCGCTACGAAGGCTTTCCAGAGCCTCATGCAGCAGCTCAGCCGCATACTCTTCTGGCGTCATGCCCGCTGATTCAGCCTGAATCTCAAGCTCTATCTGCACTTCCTCGGGGAACGAGGAGATCCTGATCTTCGTCATGCCGTGAGTCCTGCCTCTTCAAGGCGCTGTATGCGCGCCACAGTCTGAGATCTCGGCGCTTCCGGACGGCGAATCGGGCGAACCTGCTGGTTGTGCTCGGCGCCTACCAATAACGCCAGCACGAGCGGGGCGATGATTCCCCGGCGCATGGCTTCAAGGCAGAGGCCGCGAGTGGTGCGCTGGTTGCCCAGCTTGAAACGGGCGTCGTCTAGCTGCTGCTTGACGGTGTAGTGGCTGCAGTCCATCAGCCGTGCGATTTCCTTTGCCGTCTTGTCTGTTGCTGCCCAGAGAACGGCCAGCAACTGGCGCGGTGCCAGGCCTTCGCCGAGGCGTCCTTGCCAACCATCAATTTGGATCGTGTCCATGGTGGTTCTCCTTGGTTTGGGTCTTGCTGCTTTCCCAATGCCCGCTGTCTCCAACGGACATCAGTGAAAGTCACTCCCCTTACACGCCCTGGGGATCTAGGCGCCTTGCATTGCGTGCTGGGTCATTCGCACGGTTCTGGCTATGCCATCGTCAGCCGTCGAGGTTGTTCCTCGCGTTGGCAGCCTTTCGGGGCTGTCTGATCGCCGGTCGCCAGCAGAGGCAATGCGGTCTGTTTGGTTGTTGCGCTTCAGTTTTAAAGAGCGTTTCGGGTTGCCCCGAGGCCTCTCGGCCTGTCGTCGCTGTGTTTCGCTTCGATGGGCGAACATTACAACTAGAAATTGTAGCTTGCAAGTGGAAATTGTAATTTTCTTCAAAGAAAAGCCCGCTCAGTGGCGGGCTATGGTTTCAGTGCTCCGATCCGGTCCAGATGACGTGGACGCTTCCGTCTGGTCGTCTTCGCATGGTCACGTTGTCGGCCTGCTCGATCTCTTCTAGAAGGCGCTCCCAGTCTTCAGGTCGATCATTCGGACCCGGCCGGAGATTGGCCTGGCGCTCGCGCTGCGCGGTAGGCGCCGTGATGGTGAGGTTTACGCGCCGCACTAGGCGGCTGTAGCTGGAGAGCTGGCGTTGATTGGTGACGACTGCTGGTCCTGGCATGTGAATCCTCCTTACTGCTGTATATCCACACAGTAATTGTGAGGGTTTCACCGGGCAAGAGGAAACATGGTGGCCGTTTGCCACATGTAAAGAAGTGGCTCAGACCTAAGTAGGAGAGGGTGCCATGGATACAAAAAGCCCCGCGTGGTGCGAGGCTGTCTATCCAATTGCATTCAGCTAGAGGTTGCCCTATATTTGCTTTGCGGGACTGAGCCGATGAAGGTCGGGGTAGGTTCTGCCCCCATTACAGCCCTCGTGTCTCTGACGCGAGCTACAAGGCCTCTTCGGAGGCCTTTGTTTTTTCCGCTATCGGATAATCCCGAACTGGTCGTTTCGATTAGCGCCTTTGAAGCATATCGGCTCTAGCAATTCGAACGCAGTTGACAGTTCTGGCCTGGCTGCCAACGGGATTTCCTTCCGCAGCAAGGCGTAGGCGCAGAAGTCAACAAGCTGGATGAAGTAAGAAGCTTCGGAGTTGCGGAACACCGGATCTTCTAGAATTCTCTGGATTGGGATGTTCTTGCTTTGCGCATCCGTGCCCTCCCAGGTACCGAACTTACTTGGGATTGGGTTGAAGTGTCCCATCTTGCGCACGAGCTTTGTGTACTCAGCCTCTTTGCCCTCATCGCTGATGATGACGGCGTAGCTATCTCTGGCTTCCATGGTGCGGTTAATTCGGTTCAGTAGGCGCTCGTAAGCCCACTGTTGATTCCGGTTGACCACATTGAATAGGCAGATTTTCTCAGGGCCAATAGCCGCAAGCACCCTCAAGCTGTAGCGAAAAATCCGTTCTCGCATCTGCTTGTCGAGGTGCGTCTTTGATGGTCGCCCGCGACCGGATACAAACTTCGTCGCATGCAACTCTTTGTTCATGTAGATGCCTGCGCGCTGGTTGATCTCTTTCCTGTAGCGAACAACCTGCTGGAAAACCTGTCGCCAATGCTTATCTTCGACGCCAAGCGCCGTGAACATATGGTTTCCGCCTTCGCCGGAATCATCCATGTAGAAGATATACATCTAGAACTGCCCCGGCCGTCCTCGGCTTTTTTCGTTAAACCCTGGCCCGGCTCGGCGGCACGATGGCGCCGACCGAGTGAATGTGCTCGATCTGTTCCGTGGGAATGTTGCGGATCGCATGGCCGTTCACTGAAAGCAGGCTGACTTCCGCCTCGTTGCAGTAGAGCAGGCGCTTCAACATGCTCTCGCCTTCCGTGGTGCGAACCATGACGTACTCGCCTGGGAAGTAGTCCCGATCCGGCTCAATGACTGCGACCCAGCCGCTATGGATTGCCGGCTCCATCGAGTCACCCTTGAGGCGTAGCGCATAGGCGCTGGCGTCGCGTGAGTAGGCATCCACGGTGCCGTCAGCTTCTTCCAGGGCATACCAATAGCCCTCGGCGCCCATCTGCGCGGTACCGACGATAGGGATGGCGCGGTACGGGCTGACGATCGGCGGGCCTTGTTCGACGTTCGATTCGAGCTGGCCTGTGATTCGCTGAAAATCGCCTTCAATGAAGTCGTCATTCATCAGCTCGCCAACAGTCACTCCAAGCAATCCAGCCAGCTTCTTCATCTTCTGCTGGCGAGGCACGTTCTTCCCGGCCTCCCAGGCCTGCACGGACTGAGGGGTAACACCCATTTCGCGGGCCAGCTCCGACTGGTTCCAGCCCTTGTTTTCGCGCAAGAACGCGATGCGTTTTCCGATGCTGTTCATGCCGCTAACGATACAACCGCCGGTTGTAAGTGGCATTGCAATTCTCCCTTGTAAAATCCATTACTTCCCTGTAACTTTGCGTTGTAGTTCGAGATAAACGGAGTTCCACATGAACGAAAACGCCGCCACTCGTGCTGCGGCTGCAGCGGGTGGGCAGTCAGCTCTCGCCAGGCTTCTTGGCTGTTCTCCTCAGGCCGTACAGCGCATGTGCGCTACCGGTCGAGTACCAGCCGAACGTGTTTTGCAGATCGAGGCGGCTAGCGGCGTTTCTCGTCACGAGCTTCGTCCTGATCTGTACCCGAAGTCGCGGAAGCGAGCTGCTGCATAAGAGACATCCCTGTCAGTGGTTTCCATGGTTCCCATCTTAGGGCCAGCGGATCGGACAGGTAAGCGAAGCGGAGAGGGTGTGGATTCATCCAGTACCCGGAACTGCAGGCAATAAAAAACCCGGGATGACGGCCCGGGTTCTTCAACAGCAACAACGTAACGAGAGGAAATCTAGCACATGTCAAACCAGATTATCCAGCCCTCCAGACTGATCGGCTCTTGCCCGGTCTGCGGCGACGACAGCGAGAACAGCAAGGCCTCGATCTACGAGTACTCGCTGTGCGTAGAGGGCGCCGGCGTCTGTGGTGGCTGCGCTGAGCGCATCGCCAACGCCTACAGCAAGAAGCACAGCGGAAAGTGGCTGACCTGGCCGAACGATCGTGCTCCTGCGCCGAAGAAGGCCGTTATCAGCCAAGCCCTGCGTACCTACGTTTTCGAGCGTGATGCATACCGCTGCCTGCGTTGCGGCGATCACCACAACCTCCGCGCCGATCATGTGATTCCAGAGAGCAAGGGCGGGGAAACCTCCCTGCACAACCTGCAGACCCTGTGCGCTCCGTGCAACAGCTGGAAAGGCGTGAAGGTCATCGACTTTCGCGGGGCGGGCAACTGACATGCAGTACACCCTGACCATTAGCCAGACCAAGGCCCAAGAATGGGGCTTGAACGCCCAGCAGGCTCTGCTGTTTGCGTTCGTTTACGAGTGCCCGAGCTGGGCCAAGCCGATGAAGAACGAGAAGGGCGTCTTCTACGCGCTGAGCAAGGCGAAGATCGTCGAAGAGCTGCCGATCCTCACTGATAAGCCTGACACCGCGTACCGCCTCCTTAAGCAGCTTGAGCAGGCTGGTGTCATCGAGCTCTCTCACACCGCAGGCATCACCCTTGTTCGTCTGACCGATAAGGGTCGCACTTGGAATCGCGGTGTAGATGGGTCGGAAAAATATCCGAACGACCTCGGAAAAATCTCCGATGTAGGTCGGAAAAATATCCGAGAAGGGTCGGAAAAATCTCCGACAAATCAGGATACCAGTAATCAGGACACCAATCAGGAAGGTGCTAGCGCACCTGCCGGCAAGTCGCAGCGCAAGGTTTCGGTTCCGGTGCAAGCGATCGTCGACCTGTTCAACGAGACGCTGCCGGAGCTGCCAACCGTCGTCCTGATCAACAAGGGCCGTCAGGCCACTGTGAAAGCCCGCTGGAACGACAGCGAGGTTCACCAGGATCTGGACTTCTGGCGCGACTTCTTCGAATCGGTCCGTGCCAGCGACTTCCTGATGGGCAAGACCAAGGGCCGCGACGGCCAGCCGTTCCGCTGCAGCTTCGATTGGCTGCTGTGCCCGTCCAACTTCGTCAAGGTCGTAGAGGGTAACTACCATGCATGATCCCTACAGCCTCGAAGCCGAGCAGGGCGTCCTGGGCGCGATGATGATTCGCCCCGAACTGATCGACACCCTGAGCGATGGCCTGACCCCGAGCGATTTCTACTTCGCCGACAACGAGGAAGTGTTCCGCGCAATTCTTGAGATGCATGGCAAGGGCCAAGGCGTCGACTACATGACCGTCGCCGAGCACATTGGCACCCTGCAGAGCGGCGATTTCGCCCTGGGTTACACGGCCACCCTGCACAAGAACACCCCGAGCGTCGCCAACGCTGCGACTTATGCCCGTATCGTCGCAGACCGCGCCACTGAGCGTGCCCTGATGACCTGCGGCGAGCGCATCCATGAGATCGCCTGCAGCGATCAGGATGTGGCCGACAAGGTTGCTGCCGCCCAAGCAGAGGCGATGGCCATTCAGACCGGCGTCGGTGATGACGAAGTGGTCATGGCCGCCGACATTTTCGGCGAGCAGGTCGAGGTCTGGCAGGAGCGCCAAGACCGCCATGCCCGAGGCGAGACGCTCATCGGCCTTTCGACTGGCCTTGACGACCTGGACGAAGCAACCGGCGGCTTGCAGCCGGAGCAACTGATCATCGTTGCCGGCCGGCCAGCGATGGGGAAGACCACGCTTGCCATGGGTTTCGCTGCTAGCGCCGCGATCCGTCAAGGCAAGTCGGTCCTTGTCTTCAGCCTGGAGATGAGCAAGGGACAGCTGATCGATCGCCTGACCGCTGCGGAAGGTAAGGTCCCGCTGAAGCTGATCAAGAACGGCACCGCCGCGTTTGACCATGGCGCTGAGATGCTGTCGGCAGGCGCAGCTATCAAGCGGGCTCGCCTCGGCATCGCTGATCGAGCCGGCGTGACCATGAATCGCATTCGCGCAATCGCGCGCAAGCACAAGATGAGACGCGGTCTCGACCTGATCGTGATCGACTACCTGCAGCTGCTTGACGGCAACGGCGGCAGCGGCAACCGCACCGAGGAAGTCAGCGCAATGAGCCGCGGCGCCAAGCTGCTCGCTCGTGAGCTGAAGATCCCAGTCGTGATGCTCTCCCAGCTCTCTCGCAAATGCGAAGAGCGCCCGAACAAGCGGCCGATTCCGGCTGACCTGCGCGAGTCCGGCGCCATCGAGCAAGACGCCGATGTGATCCTCTTCGTCTACCGCGACGAGGTTTACAACGAGAACAGCGAATACAAGGGCGTCGCCGAAATCATCATCGGCAAGGGCCGGGACATCGAGACCGGCACCGTCCGCGCCGCGTTCCGTGGAGACATCAACCGCTTCGACAACCTGGCCGCCGGCTGGCAAGAGCCAGAAGACCGCCCGACCAAGCCCGCCAAGGTCGCAAGCCTTGCTGGCCGCTACGGGAGGTCCGCATGAAGCACATCAACGAACTGCTCGAACAGTGCCTTGACCGCATGGAAGGGCAGCAAGAGTCGGCGATTAACCGCATGCGTGTTCGTCAGCTGCTAGCCAAGGTCCGCGCCAAGCGTGCCGAGCGCCGGAGGGCCGCCGCATGACCGCCCTCCAGCAGCACGCCATCCAGCTCCTGCAGCGCCAGGGCTACCAGATACGACACACAACCGGGGCAGGCATAGGCCTATCCCGCGGCAATGACCATCGCGTCGTCTGTGCTGACGGAAGCACCCAGCGCGGCGTAGGAGCTAAACGATGACCGACTTCATGGAAATCACCGAAGCCTTCCACCAGGCCCGCACAGCCCCCGATGTAACAGATCGCGCTACTGGCCTAGAGGAGGCAGATCGTATAGGTGGCGTTGCGCTGGTACAGGCCAGGCTGCAGGGGCAGGGCGCTGAGTTCTGCATCGACTGCGACGAGGAGATTCCGGCCAAGCGTCGCGCTGCTGCTCCTTGGGCAGAGCGCTGCATCTCCTGCCAGGACGACCACGACAAGCGGGAGGCGCGGAAATGAAGCTTCTGCTCTACGTCCTGTTCGGCTTCGACCTGTTCGCCTTCCTGGTAATCATGATTCTCGCGGTGACCGGCAAGGATGTCGGGGAGGCACAGCGTTATAACGGGCTGCGTCTGCTGATTGAGGTCGCCGCCCTGGCTGTTATCTCTGAGATCGGCAAGCGGAGTGCTGCCCGTGGCTGAGCGTATAGCAATAAACAGCGCGTCAAGGCTTTCCGAAGCCATCAACCGCATCACGATCCTGTACCGGCAGAAGAAGTATCTGGTTCTGAGTCTGCGCGAAGGCAAGGACCGGACCCTCGACCAGAATGCCCTGTGGTTCTCCCTGTACGAGCGCATCGCGCAGATGACGCAGATCGGCGACGTGGACGATGCTCGCCGCTACTGCAAGTTGCACTTCGGCGTTCCGATCATGCGCCGCGACTGCGAGGAGTTCCGCGACGGCTGGAATCGGATCTTCCTGCACCTGCCGTATGAGGAAAAGCTGCGCCTGATGGGCGAGTGCTCGCTGATGGGGCCGGACGGCTTCCCGGTTACGCGCCTGTTCAACCGCAAGCAGGGCATCGAGTATACCGATCGCATCGTGGCTGAGTTTGCTGGCCGCGGTGTGTTCTTCGGCGACCTGCTCGGGGAGGCTGCAGCATGAGCCGAATAGTCAGCAAAAAACTGCGCGATTCGGCTCGCGGCCAGTCGTGCACGCTTCGCCTGCCTGGCGTCTGCAACTTCGACACGGATACAACCGTCCTTGCCCACCTGCCGTGCGGGCAAAAGGGCATGGGCATGAAAGGCCCGGACATGATCGCAGTATTTGCCTGCTCGGCCTGCCACGACCGCCTTGACGCAAGAACCTCGGCGGCTCCGGCTGTGACTGGCGCCGACATGCTGCGCGCGCTGGCCGAAACACAACTGATCTGGCTCCGCGATGGGCTGCTTACCGTGAAAGGTGCCGCATGACCGACTCCCCACTCGGCCGCGCCTGCCCTGACTGCGGCGAGCCCATGAGCAATATGCCAAGCCTGAACGCCCGCCAATGCGCCACCGGATGCAAAGAGACATTCGCCTGGAACCTGGCGCCCGGCCAGCTCCCCCTGATCGCAAACAACAGAGCCACAAGGAAGCCGCAATGACTGACGAAATCAACAGCCCGAGCCACTACATGCTGTTTCCGGACATGGAAGCGATCGACGTCATCATCGCTGCGCTGACGCCAGAAGAGTTTGCCGGCTACTGCAAGGGCAACGCGCTCAAGTACCGGTTGCGCGCTGGCGCTAAAGGCCCCGCTGAAAAGTGCATCGCCAAGGCCAATTGGTATCAGCAGAAGCTGCGCCAACAGGCCCGCGCCGATTTCGGCCAGCAGAACACCATCGACTGCCGCACTCCCGAAGAGAAGGCGGAGATCGCATGAAGATCTCGCGCATCGATGTGATTGGACAGAACGGAAACGATGGGGCGGCCTATGACGGGTTCGGCGCGGAATGGCTCGCTAAATCTGGCCTGCTTGACGATGACGGAGCGACAGCTGATCGAAGCGGACAAGCAAGCCTGCCTGATCAGGTGGAAGGTGCGCGACCTCAAGGGGTCGGAGAGGCAGAGGAAGGCGCAGGAGCTGCTGGCGGCTGTGCCCGAAACTGCGCGGGCTGCGGTTGTGGAGCGACTGAAGGCGAGGGCCGGTAAATGACCGAAGTCCTGCTGCCTTGGCCGCCGAAGGAACTCAGCCCGAACTCGCGCAAGCACTGGCGAGCCAAGGCGCCGATCGCCAAGAAGTACCGCGCCGACTGCCACCTGCTCTGCAAGGCGGCCGGTCTGGTCATGCCGGATGGCCGCGCACTGCTCGCAATCGAGTTCCTGCCGCCCGACCGGCGCAAGCGGGACGACGACAACATGCTCGCCGCATTCAAGGCTGGCCGTGACGGTCTGGCGGATGCGCTGGGCATCGATGACAACCGGTTCGTTACTCAGCTCAGCGTGAGCGACGAAACCGTGAAGGGCGGCGCGGTGCGCGTTCGCATCATGCAGTACACCTCGGGGGAGGCCGCTTAATGGTCGCACGCAAGCACGACGACGCAACGCTGATAGAGGCATTAGCGCAGAACAGCAACTCGAAAGCAGCCGCACTGCTCGGGCTCAATGTCCGCAACGTGGAGCGTCACCGGTCGCGCCTGGTCAGGCTTGGCCTGCTGCAAACGGCATCGGCCCCGGTCGAGATGGCGAGCGCCACTGCGGAAACCTACGTTATCACCGCCGCCGTGAATGCAACCAAGGCGCACGCCGGCTTCCTCAAGACGCTGCAGCTGTATTGCTCCATGCGTGGCGCCCGGCTGATCGTGATCCCCATGCGCTACAAGAACCCGACTCGCCGGGATGAAGTGTCCGACGACGACTGGTGGGATGCACGCCTGTTGCCGTACATCACTCACGAGCGGACCAAGATCGCCCCCGGCCTGGTCGTGCTGGCTGACATCAAGATCCAGCCGACGGCGGTCAAACCGCTGCAGGGCTGGCTGACCGTCTCCGGCCGTGACTCTGCCATCCTGGGGCACACCAAGATCGCGCTCGAGTCTGTCGCCACACGCATGGGTGATCCGGCCAAGCTGGTACTGACCACCGGCGCATGCACTGTGGAGCAGTACAGCGATACCAACGCCGGCAAGAAGGGCGAGTTCCACCATACGCTTGGTGCGGTAGTCGTAGAGGTTGACGGCCCGCGCAATTATATCCGCCACATTTGCCCGATGAAGGATGGCAGCTTCATCGACCTCGACACGAAGTACACCGCCAAAGGGCCTGAAAAGGCGCCGCGCGCTGAAGTGCTGACGATGGGCGACATCCATGCAGAGATGGCCGACCCCAGCGTCACAGAGGCCACCAGAGCCCTTGCTGCGCTGATCCAGCCGAAGCACCTGGTTCTGCATGACGTGCTGAACTTTGGATCGGCCAGCCATCACAGCAAGTTCTTCGAGAAGTTCAAGCGCCACGTAGAGGGCACCTCAAGCGTGCTGCACGAGCTGAAGAAGACCGCGCGCCACGTCGACGACCTGGCGTCGTTCGCCGACCAGACGATCATGGTCAACTCCAACCATCACGACCACTTCACTCAGTGGCTTGAAAAGGCAGAGAACGCGAACGACCTAGAGAACGCCATCGTCTTCCACGAGACCAAGGCCGTCATGCTCAAGGCTATTGCCGATGGCGACTACTGCGACCCGTTCCGGTACTGGATGGACTGCCTGATGGAGCGGGGCGATCGGCTCAAGTGGCTGCGGCCTGATGAGTCGTTCATGCGCTTCGGGATCGACTTCAGCAACCACGGCCACCGCGGCCCGAACGGCGCCCGCGGCAGCACCCAAGCATTCGCCACCGTGGGGGCCAAGGTAACCCACGGGCACGGCCACGGCGCGCGGATCATCGACGGCGCCCACTCGGTCGGTACCAGCTCGCAGATGAACATGGGCTACAACGCCGGATCGCTGAGCAGCTGGACACACAGTCACGACATCACCTACGCCAACGGCAAACGGACGCTCATTCACTGCGTCGGCGGTACCTTCTTTCGCCGCGATGCGGCAGCAGCACGGGGAGCAGCAGCATGAAGAGCGCCGAAGAGCTTTTGACCCAATGGGGCATCTGGGTATGGCAGAAGACAGGCGTGCCCCGGTACGTCTCTCCGATGCTGGCCATCATGCGCGACAACGTGCCGTGTACCCATGCGCCCGATGCAGCGATCACGGATGAGGAGGCAGAAACGGTATCGGCTGTTGTCGCCCGCCTGCAGCAGCGCTATCCGGAAGCATCGGAAGCCGTGCACCTGTACTACTGCTACAACCGCACCATGGAGCAGATCGGCAAGCAGCTGGGCAAATCCCGCCACCAGGTGAAGGACATGCTGAGCCGTGTGCACGGTTACGTTGAGTCGGAATTTGATCGACGAATGGCAGCTTAATTTACATGTCGCGCCTGTTGACGTGTTAACGCAGATCTGGCAATCTGGCACAAATTGCGGTTTTACCGCTTCAGAAAGCCCTAGCAGAAATGCCGGGGCTTTGTTGTCTTAGGGGCCGATGGCTGTAAGACCCAAGTGAGCCGGCATTACCGGATGACAGCCAACAGGGTCGCGACTACGCGGCCGCCGTCGAGTAACTGCACCGTGAAGCGGTCGACGGGTTGAGACACGGCGAGGCGTGTGACCGAGGCAGCGTAATGGCCTCTCCGCATACGGTAAGCGGAACAACTTCAAGAGCCCTGACTTCGGTCGGGGCTTTTTCGTTTCGGGCGGAACCTGGCTGATAAAGGCCTCGCCATCCTGCGCCCATCTAATCCCCGGCCTGCTTGCGATCGGCTACGCGCCACACGCAGCACACTGCGCGACCTTAGTACAGGTATCGCCCCGCAGACGTGCGGGGAATCGGGATCTACACCTTTCGGCCTCGCCTAGTGCGGGGCTTTCTTAGTTCTGGAGCCTCAATGTCAATCGCCACACTGAATCTGCCGATCTACGACATCAAATTCACTGTGGTGAAAGGCAAGGAGGGTCTAAAGCAGGTCGCTGCCGGCTCCAAGTTCCACGCCGGTTTCGTCAAGGACATGATGTCGGCCCCAGTTGCTGGCGTGACGCTGATGGCTCCTGAGGGCGTGGATGGCTTCGGCGAGGCTTTCGTCGTGCTTCACACTACGGACCTCGGCGTCATTGCCCATGAGGCGTATCACCTCGCCATTGAGCTGATCTACTGGATTGCAGGCGAGGAGCCGTCCTACAAGCATCAGGAGCAGCTGGCCCACGTCAGCGAATACCTGTTCCGGCACATTGCTCGCGCCATGGGGCACAAGCTGCCTGCAAGCATTCACGACGTCGCCCTAGACGTCTAACCCTCTTCCGGCCCCATGCCTGCCTCCTTGCTCATAGGCGGATCGCACGCGCATGTGAGGCCGGACTTAATCAACTGCCCCATGCGGGATAACCGAGATGCCCAAGATGCCTGAGAAGACCCCGGAGTTTTGGGTATCGCTCGCTGCTGCCCTTCGCGAACACGGACTGGCCATGATGCTGACCTTCGTTCTGTCCTACATCCGAATCCACCTCTACGGCGACAAGAAGAGCCCATTGGCCAGACTGCTCGAATCAACATTCGGTGCGCTGCTAATCATGCTCGTCGGTCTCGGTGTAAATGCGATGGGCGCCAATCTCGCCTGGACGCTATTCGCTGCCGGGTTGATCGGGCTTCTTGGTGTGGATCAGGTTCGTGCGCTGGCCGGCAAGTGGGCGGAGCGCAAGGTGTCGCAGTGAGACGCCTCCACGCCATCCTGATCTTCACCTACCTAGCCGCCTGTGTGTGCGTGATGCTGGGGAAGGAGGCTTGGCGGTACGCACGCAAGAGGAAACGCAATGGCCGAAAGACCAAAGGTCGTCGAGTTCAAGCGTGAGGACTGGCGGGAGACGGCGGACACACTGAGGCGGATCGCCGATGAGTTGGATTCTGGCGATCTTCCGCCGTGCTCTCTCGCGACGCTGACGCTTATGTCCGATACGGGCGATATCTCCATCTTCGGCATAGGGCCGCGCTCCGATGAGCTGCAGTGTCTTGCTGTGTTCCGGCTCGGCGAGCAGAAGATGGTTGACGTGTTGCTGGCTAGAGACTGAGCGCGGGCCGCCTCCAGCATCCTGACCGAGCCCGTGTTGCAGCGGATCGTGGAGGAGTGGATGCATCAAGTAACCGGAGTAGCGCATGACTGACAGGCCGATGCCTCCTGCCAGCATGCTAGAGCTGAGTGAGTTCGCGGATATAGGGCTGCGCCTGACGCCAGCGCCTGAAGTGTGGGCCTGGATAAGCGAGCAGGTTCTGGCGGATACCGGCAGCATCCACAACCCTGACCATGCACACCTGATAGACGCAGACGTAGGCGTGCTATGGGCGTCGTCTTCCTTCGCCAAGCAAGGCCGGGTGATCGTTGGTCAGGCTGAGCAGCTGATGTTCCGCGCTGGTGGATGGCAGAAGGCACGCCAAGAGCAGCAGATGCTTGATTGGTTCGGTCGAGTGCCTGCCTATCTGATCACCCTTGCAGCCGACTACTGCGCTCAATGCTCCGATGCAGAGTTCTGCGCACTGGTAGAGCATGAGCTGTACCACATCGCCCAGGCGAAGGACGCATTCGGCGCTCCCAAGTTCACGCAGGAAGGACTGCCAAAGCTTGAGATGCGCGGGCACGACGTTGAGGAGTTCGTAGGGGTCGTCAGACGCTACGGGGCCAGCCAAGGCGTGCAACAGCTCGTGGATGCCGCAATGAAGCCGGCTGAGGTAGCGAAAATCAACATTTCGAGGGCCTGCGGAACCTGTCTGCTCAAGTCGGCCTGAATTTAGACAGGTTTGGACGGATGAACGCCTATGGCAGCCCTATCTAGCGAGGTGAAGGCCTTTGTGGTTCAGGCCCTCGCCTGTTTTGACACGCCATCACAGGTAGCAGAGTCGGTCCAAAGAGAATTTGGGCTGTCCATCAGCCGGCAGCAGATCGAGTCGCACGATCCGACCAAGGTGTCCGGGCGTGGCTTGGCGCCGAAGTGGAAACAGTTGTTTGAGGATACCCGCAAGCGTTTCCGTGAAGAGACGGCAGAGATACCGATCGCCAACCGTGCGTATCGGCTGCGCACGTTGGGTCGCTTGGCCGAGAAGGCCGAGAGCATGAAGAACATGGCGCTGACTGCCCAGCTACTGGAGCAGGCGGCCAAAGAGGTCGGCGACGTGTACGTGAATCGCCGGATCGAGCCAGAAAAACCCCTGGGGTCCACCGCTGACCAGCAGCACGCCGTTGCTGAGTACAAGTTGGAGCCAGACGAGAATGTCCCGACTACCCCGTACCTTTGATGCTCCTGTAAAGCTGACGCCGAAGCAGGCGAACATCTATGTGTGGGGATTCCAGCCAGAGGCGCGTTTCCGCGACGCAGTGTGCGGGCGCCGCTTCGGAAAGACATTCCTCGGCAAGGCCGAGATGCGACGGGCTGCTCGCCTGGCTGCTGAGTGGGGCGTAAGCGTCGAAGATGAAATCTGGTACGGCGCGCCCACATTCAAGCAGGCCAAGCGAGTCTTCTGGCGTCGGCTGAAGCAAGCAATACCTGAGGCCTGGCGCGCCCATCGCCCGAACGAGACTGAGTGCTCGATTACGCTGAAGACCGGCCATGTCATGCGCGTGGTTGGTCTCGACAACTACGACAACCTGCGCGGTTCCGGCTTGTTCTTCGTGCTGGTGGACGAATGGGCGGATTGTCCTTGGGAGGCGTGGGAGGAAGTTCTGCGCCCGATGCTCTCGACGTGTCAGTACGAAATCCCCGGCGTCGGCACCCGAAAGGGCGGCCATGCGCTGAGGATCGGCACACCGAAGGGCTTCAACCACTGCTACGACACGTTCCAAGACGGCAGGCCAGGCCATGAGCCTGACCACAAGAGTTGGCTGTATACGTCGCTTGACGGTGGAAACGTCCCCGCGGAGGAGCTGGAAGCGGCCCGTCGCAAGATGGACCCGCGCACCTTCCGGCAGGAATACGAAGCCAGCTTCGAGAACTATGCCGGCGTCGTGTACTACACGTTCAACCGTGAGGAGTGCCGCACGGCCGAGCGAATCAAGCCAGGCGAGACGCTGCATATTGGTGTCGACTTTAACGTGATGAAAATGAGCGCGGTGGTCTACGTCGTCCGCGAGGGCCTTCCGCTGGCCCTGGATGAATTCCACGCCGTCCGCGATACGCCAGAGCTGATCGAGAAGATCAAGGCCCGCTTTCCAGATCACAGCATCGCGGTTTACCCCGACGCAAGCGGCCAGAACACCAGTAGCAAGAATGCGAGTGAGTCCGATTTGTCGCTGCTCAAGAAGGCGGGCTTCACCGTGGTCGTGGACTCCACCAACCCGAGCGTGAAGGATCGCGTCAATGCGATGAACGCCATGTTCCTGAACACGTATGGCGAGCGCCGGCTCAAGGTCAACGTCGACCAATGCCCGCAGTTCACGCAGTGCCTTGAGCGTCAGGTCTACACGGACAAGGGCGAGCCCGACAAAAAGGGCGGCTATGACCACATGAACGACGCTGCGGGCTACTTCATCGCCAAGCGATACCCAATCAAACAGCAAGTCACCAAAACCCAATCGCTACGGATGTGACCATGAGCAACGACCCGTCCAAAACAATCCCGGCCGTGGATGCCATGCGCGAGGATTGGGCCATCGTTGCGCCGCTCATGGGCGGCACGAAGGCTATGCGAGCCGCCGGGCGTGCTCTGCTGCCTCAGTACCCGGCCGAAGAGGACGAGACCTACAAGGAGCGGTTGCGCCTCTCCACGCTGCTGCCAGCCTACGCTGAGACGGTCAACAACATGACCTCCCGTGTGTTCGCTGAGCCGCTGCAGTTGGGCGACGACGTACCGGAGCGCCTGGCCGAGCTGTGCGACGATATTGACCTGGCCGGTAACGACCTCAACAGCTGGTCGGTCGACCTGTTCCGTACTGCGCTGAGCCATGGCCTCTGTCATGTGCTGGTCGAGTACCCGCGCGCTGAAGGTCTTCGCACCCGCGCCGACGAGATAGCTGCAGGCGTTCGCCCGTACGCGGTCATCATCAAGCCGGAGCAGGTACTTGGCTGGCGTGTCGAAGGCGGCAAGCTGGCTCAGTTCCGCTACATGGAATCGGTCGAGGAGGCGGACGGCGAGTTCGGCGTTAAGTCGATCGCTCAGGTTCGAGTGCTTGAGCCTGGCGCCTGGCGCACCTACCGCAAGCCCGACAACGGCGGCGCATGGGCGCAGCACGAGGAAGGCACTACCAGCCTCGCTTATATCCCGCTGGTGAGCGCCTACACCGGCCGCACTGGCTTCCTCACGGCCAAGCCGCCGCTGCTCGAACTGGCACACCTCAACGTCAAGCACTGGCAGTCGCAGAGCGATCAGGACAACCTGCTCCACGTCGCCCGGGTGCCGCTGCTGTTCATGTTCACCGACGACGAGCAGTTCCAGCTGGTCATCAGCTCCGGCAGCGCGACCCGCATGCCGAAAGACGGCAATGCCAAGTACGTCGAGCACACCGGTGCCGCAATCAATGCGGGCCGCGAGGCACTGCAAGACCTGATCGATGAAATGCGCATGGCCGGCGCCAAGCTGCTGCAGAAAGACAAGCAGCAGACCAAAACGGCGACCCAGGCGAACGAAGAGGCAGCGCAAGAGCTTTCCCCGCTCGCTCGCATGGCTAACCAATTCGCTGACGCCCTCGCGCAGATGCTGCAGGTCATGGCCGACTACCTGGCTCTGCCCGATGGCGGCATGGTCGAGATGCGCGGCAATTTTGATCAGGACTACGCGCCGGAGACAACGCTGCCGTTGCTGCTCAACATGGCGTCGGCTGGCAAGCTCTCGGATGAAACGCTATTCGCCGAGATGCAGCGCCGCGGCGTGGTCAGTGACGAATACAGCTGGCAGGAAGAACAGGAACGCATCGCTAGCCAGGGGCCGGCGCTCGGGGTGATCTGATACAATTGGCAAGCGGCTAGGGTAGCTCCCGAAAACCCGTAACCTCGCGGGCTGCCGCATCCAATCAGAGGTGATCGAGAAGAGGTGTCGATATGTCGGGTTCGATAGAGTTCATGCGGGGCGAGATTGATCGTTTCGAAGGCTGCCCATTCGAGAAGAGGCGGCTTGAACTGGACTACAGGTTGGTCCTGTTAGCTTGCGAGGTTCCCCCGCTAGCCTTGAGGCTGATGGGCATGGAGCCAGCAGAGACCGACGAGCAGTTCAATGCGCGGCATCTAAGCGAGAAGGAAAAGATTGAGCGCGAACTGGCTAGCGCTGATTAAGCCGCCATGCGGCGCTAACCCAGATTCAAATCGAGCCCGGCCACTGCGCCGGGTTTTTTATGGGCGACGATATGCCAACAGTCAATGAACTGCTATTCGACGAACTGACAGCCCATGCCGTCGACCTTCAGCAGTATTCCGAAGGCGTGATTCGCCGGATGATCTCGCTACTAAATCGCACCGATGCCGACCTTGCTGCCGAGCTGGCCGCAGCCCTTGAGCGGATGCCGGCTGATTCGTTCACAGTCGAACGATTGGAGCGCCTGCTGGGGTCTGTGCGGGAATTGAACGCAGCGGCCTATGCTAGCGTTTCTGAGGCGTTGGGCGGTGAGTTGCAGTCCTTCGCGGCGTATGAGGCAGGCTATCAGGTCAATCTCTACCAGTCAGTCATTCCGGCAGCTGTGCAGGTGCGTTACTCGATCGCCTCGGTATCGCCGAATCAGGTCTACAGCGCGGCGATGTCCCGGCCGTTTCAGGGGCGCCTGCTGAAGGACTGGGCCAGCAACATCGAAGCCGGCCGTATGACAAAGATCCGCGACGCGATCCGCATCGGCTACGTCGAAGGCAAGACCGCCTCGGAGATCGTTCGGGGCATTCGCGGCACCAAGGCGGCAGGCTTTGCTGACGGCCTGCTACAGCGACCCCGGCGCGATCTGATGGCGGTCGTACAGACGGCGATCAGTCACACGGCGTCCGTGGCGCGCGAGCAGTTCAGCGAGGCGAACGGCGATCTGATCAAGGCTGAGGTCTGGCGCAGTACGCTGGACACCAAGACCAGTGAGCCATGCCGAATTCGTGACGGCCTCAAGTACGAGGCGCAGACCCACAAGCCCATCGGCCATAAGGTGCCGTGGTTGCAGGGCGCAGGCAGGATTCACTGGAACTGCCGCTCGACTTCAACGCCTGTGACGAAATCATGGCGCGAGCTTGGGATTCCGATTGACGAGATCAGCCCGAGCGACCGCGCAAGCATGGACGGGCAGGTTCCCGCCGAGACCACCTTCGCGTCCTGGCTGCAACGTCAATCGGCAGCGCGGCAGGATCAGGTGCTTGGCCCGGAGCGGGGCAGGCTGATCCGTGAAGGCGGGTTGAAGCTGCCGGACCTCTACAGCCCGAACGGCCGCTATCTGACGCTTGAAGAATTGCGCGAGCGTGACGCGGCGGCGTTCGCTAAACTGGCCGCATGACCGACCGCCCACGCTTCCACATCATCCACGGCACGCAGGCTCCGCAGACCGAAGCGGAGAAGGTTCGCGAGCGTGTGCGCAAGGCTCCAAAGCCCCAGGCTATGCCGCAGTGTCACCGCTGCGGTGGGCGTGAGTACATCGAAACGAAGATCGGCATCGGCAAGGGCGCTACGAAGCAGCGTGTTTGTTTTCTGTGCGCCATGAAAGGCCAGCGCGTCGTGATGTGACGCCAGACCAGATACAAGCCAAGACCCGGCCCCGCGCCGGGTTTTCCATTTCTAGAGCCTCGCCATCGTGCGGGGCTTTTTGTTTTCGCCGCAAGGCAACCAAACACGCAGCTAGGCCCGTACAGCCGAAAGGCGGATGTTCGCTCATCCGTCCGCCCCGCTGCGTTCCTATTCGACTGGTGAGCGAGGTAATGCAGATGCGCGATAGCAACGTCATTCCGTTCCACTACCAAGGCCAGCCGGTGCGCTTCAACAGCGACGGATGGATCAATGCCACCGACGTGTCGAAGCGATTCGGAAAGCGGCCGAATGACTGGATCGCACTCCCGTCGACAGCGCAGTACATAGAAGCGCTAAACCGTCACCTCTTCGGCGATACCGGAGAATCTGGTAACGACAAGCTGATCGTCTCTCGGCGCGGCGGGCGTGAGCAAGGCACGTGGCTGCACCCTAAGTTGGCTGTGGCGTTCGCCCGCTGGCTCGATGTGGACTTTGCGGTCTGGTGTGACCTGCACATCGACGCCCTGCTGCGCGGCGAGCTGACCGAAAAGCAGCAATTCGACCGAGCTTGCAAGGCGCTGTCCGATGCGACCGATATCGCCAGCCTGAGCGGCAGCGAACTTGCCAAATTCCGCTGGCGCAAGCCGGGGCTCATTGCCCAGGTCGAGCACTGGCGCGAGCAGCTGCAACTGACATTGGGGCTTGAGGCCGCGTAAGGCCAGCCTAGCCAAAACACACCGCCGTATGGCGGTTTTTTATGCCCGCAGAGTAGCAGTTAAGCCTTTAGAGCCCGCCATTGAGCGGGCTTTCTTGTTTCTGGCGCTGGCAAAGCTGGCGTTTTTCACCACGCGGCAAGGCCGTTAATCGTCCCAAGGGGATCAACTCATGTTTCAACGCAAATACGTTCTGATGCAGGAAGCTGGCGAAGGCGGAGAGGGCGGTGGCGGCCAAGGGCCAGAAATCACTCCTGAAGTCCAAGCCCTGATCGATGCACAGGTAAGCGCGGCAGTCAGCGGCCTGAAGGCCAAGAACACCGAGCTTCTGGGCAAGGTCCGGGAATCCAGCGAAACGCTGAAGCGGTACGAGGGGATCGACCCTGATGCTGTGAAAACCATCCTGCAGCGCTTCTCGGACGATGAAGAGGCCAAGCTGATCGCGTCCGGCAAGATCGATGAGGTCCTGAACAAGCGCACCGAGCGTATGAAGGCGGGCTTCGAGCAGGAAACCGCCAAGGAGCGCCAAGCTCGCGAGGCTGCCGAGCAGCGCGCCGCGAAGTTCACCAAGCGCGTGCTGGAAAACAGCATCCGCGCCGAGGCATCTGCCGCCGGTATCCACCAACACGCCATCGAGGACGCGCTGTTCCGCGCCCAGTCCCTGTTTCAGCTCGACGAGGACGGCAATCCCGTTGCCTCCGAGGGGTTGTTCGGCAAGGACGGCAAGCCGCTGACGCTCAAGGAGTGGATGGCGGAAATGAAAGACAAGGCACCGCACTGGTGGCCGGCAACCGCAAACGGCGGCGGCTCGCAACCCAGCGGCGGAGCCAAGGGCAAGAAAACCATCGACCGCGCCGCATTCGACAGCCTCGACCCCGTAGGCCGGGCGGAGTTCATCCGCTCCGGCGGCTCGGTTACTGACTGATTAGGAGAAATCCATGAGCAATACCCTCACCGGCTTGACCACCACGCTCTATAACGCAATGGACGTGGTGTCCCGCGAACTGGTCGGCTTCATTCCGGCCGTGTCCAGCGACATGACCTACGAGCGCGCCGCGGTCGGCCAGACCGTAACCTCTCCGGTTGCTCCGGCTGCCAGCGCCACCGATATCACCCCTGCGGTGACTGCCCCCAACGATGGGGATCAGGTAATCGGCAAGGTCGACATGACCATCACCAAGGCCCGCCGCGTACCGGTGCGCTGGAATGGTGAAGAGAAGCGCGGCCTCGACAACAACGGCGCCAGCTACAACGTGATCCTGCGCGACCAGTTCGCACAGGCTATGCGCGCGCTGGTCAATGAGATTGAGGGCGACCTGGCCGCTCTGCACGTCAAGGCATCCCGTGCCGCTGGCGCCGCAGCGACTGTTCCGTTCTCCAGCACTCTCGGCGACTCCGCGCAGGCGCGCAAGATTCTCGCCGACAACGGCGCCCCGATGGGCGACCTGCAGCTGGTGATCGACACTGGCGCCGGCGCGAACCTGCGCACCCTCGCCAACCTGACCCGCGCGAACGAGGCGGGCGGCGATGATCTGCTGCGTCGTGGCGTGCTGCTTGACGTGCATGGCTTCGCTATCCGCGAGTCGGCGCAGATCAAGACCCATACCGCAGGCACTGGCGCGCTCGCCACCACTGGCACCGCTGGCTATGCGGTCGGCTCGACCGCCATCGCTCTGGCCTCGGCCGGCACCGGCACCATCCTGGCCGGCGACGTGATCACCTTCGCCAACGACCCGAACAAGTACGTCGTGGTTTCCGGCGATGCTGACGTGTCTGGCGGCGGCACCATCACCATCGCCGCGCCGGGTCTGCGCCAAGCTCTGCCGGCGTCCGCCGTGGCAATCACCGTGATCGCCGCAACCACTCGCAACATGGCATTCAGCCGTTCGGCCATCGCTCTGGCAACCCGCGCACCGGCCCTGCCGGACGGCGGCGACAGCGCATCCGACCGCATGATCGTCACTGACCCGGTTTCCGGTCTGTCGTTCGAGGTCTCGCTGTACAAGCAGTACCGCCAGATCCAGTACGAAATCGCCGTGGCCTGGGGCTGTGCCGCCGTGAAGCCGGAGCACATCGCCCTGCTGCTGGGCTAACCCGCAACTCCGGGGCTTCGGCCCCGGTTTCTCCTGGAGACATCTATGGGCGCAATCAAGGTTAAACCGTGGGGCAATGGTCAGGGCGACCATGTCCTGATCAATGAAGAAGACTTCAACCGAGAATTCCACGTCCGACTCGACGAAAAGGCCGAATCGGAAAAGCCAAAGCGCGGAACTCGCGCAAAGTCAGAGCCGACCGAGGCCGAGTAAATGACCGAGTACATCACCATCGCGCAGGTTGACGCCCTGCTGGGGTCCGCATGGACCACCGAAGACAAGAAGGCCCGCGCGGTGCTGATGGCTAACGCTTGGCTCAGCGCAAAGCCGCTACCGGCGTTTTCAGAGGTTCCAGCTGCGGTTGTGCAGGCCGGGGCCGAAGTCGCGCGGGAAGCGGCTGCGGGGGCGCTCTACGGCGCGTCCGAAACCGGCGTCCTGAGCAAGTCCGTGTCGGCTGATGGTGTGTCGAGCAGCAAGACCTATGCGAGCAATGCGCGCAAGGTCAGTGCAGGCGAAGCGTTCGCGCTGGCTCTGCTGGCTCCGCTGCTCGGTCCTGCTAATCAGGTCAAGCTGGTTCGGGGGTAGTTATGGGGCTGCGAGACGATCTGACGGCTGACCTGGCCGAAGCGTTCGACACCGATCTAGCCGACGCAGTGACGGAGTTCGAGGCGGTGCGGCCTGGCGTTGGAGAGTATGACCCGGTGAGTGGCACGACACCGTCTGGCGACGTTCCGTATACCGGGCGCGGCGTCATCGGCGGGTATCGATCAGACGAGATCGACGGGACTCTGATCATGGCCACCGACAAGAAGCTGGTTGCGCTGCAGGCGGAGGTGACCCTTGAGCCGCAGGTCGGCGACACGATCGCAGGCATGCGCGTGCAGCGGGTCAGTCAAGATCCAGCCAGGGCCACATGGCGCGTACAGCTGAGGGGGTGATATGTCATTCGCTCTCGATCTGTCCAAGTTCATCGAGAAAGCCCAGGGCAACGCTGAGGAGGTCGTGCGCAAAGTCGGCATCGATATGCTGGCCAAGGTCGTTGATCGCTCGCCTGTGGGCAATCCTGATCTTTGGGCCGTAAACGCCACTGCCAGCCAGTACAACAACGCTGTCAGCGAGTGGAATGCCGCGCTACGGGACGATCCGGCGAACCTGAACGCGAGTGGCCGCTTGCGGCGCGGGCTGAAGGTCAACGACGGGATGGATATCAAGGCGCCTGAAGGCTATGTCGGCGGAAGATTCCGGGGCAACTGGCAAGTCGCATTCGACCTAAGGCCAGAGGATGAGATCAGTCGCGTCGACGCAAATGGCGCAGCGACGAAGGCTGCGGGAAAGGCGTTGTTCAATAGCTACAGCTCCGGCGTTAAGTCGATCTGGCTGGTGAACAACGTCCCGTATGCCTATCGCCTCGAGACGGGATATTCAACCCAGGCGCCACTCGGCATGGCCGGCGTCACCGCAGCAGAGTTCCAAACCTTCGTAGATCAGGCAGTTCGGGAGCTGGATACATGAGCAACAAGCGAATCCGGTCACTGCTCGAACAGCGCCTGGCTGCGTGGGCGTCAGGAAAGTCGATCCCGGTCGCGTGGGAAAACGTCAAGTTCACGCCGCCTGCCGGGCCGTATATCCGCGCCACGCTCTTGCCGGCCGACACGACCAGCATTGATCTCGAAGGTGCGCACCGCGGCTACCTCGGCCTGTTTCAGCTATCGATCAACGTCCCGCTCAGCACTGGTCCCGGTCAGGCTGAAACGCTCGCTGACGAGCTGTCCGCGCTGTTCCCGATGACGCTCCGGCTTGAGTCCGGCGCGTTCTGGGTGCAAATCACGTCGCCCTGCAGCGCTTACCCAGGCATTCCAGGCGATACCCATTACATGGTGCCCGTCCGGTTCCGATACCGAGCCGACACATAAATCAACAGATGACCAATAAGCCCGCCTAGTGCGGGTTTTTTATTGCCCGAACGGGCGCACAACTGCCGCAAGTTCGGCAAAAGGAGACACATCGTGGCCTTCAGTATCCCCGACGGTACTACCATCCACCTCGGCACCACCTTCGGCACGCCTGTAGCCATCACTGGCATCAGCAACGCCGCAACCGCAGTCGCCACCGCAACCGGCCACGGCTTTGCCAACGGCGACATTATCGTCCTGAAGTCCGGCTGGCAGCGCATCAACGAGCGCGTGTTCCGCGTGGCCGCTGCTGCGTCCGGCACCTTCGAGCTGGAAGGCCTGGACACCAGCGACACTTCAGCCTTCCCGGTCGGCACGTCCAGCGGCTCAGCTATGAAGGTGACTGCCTTCACGCAGGTCAGCCAGATCATCGGCATCAGCACTTCGGGCGGTGAGCAGCAGTTCGCAACCGTGAGCCCGCTGGAATCCGACTTCGAGATCCAGATCCCGACCATGTACTCGGCTCAGTCGATCTCCATGGAGATTGGTGATGACCCGACTCTGGCTGGTTATCAGGCGCTGAAGAAGGCTGCCGACGCTCGCGCCATCCGCCCGCTGATGATGCAGAACAAGAACGGCTCGAAAATCTACTACTACGGCTACGTCTCCCTGAACGAGACGCCCACCAAGAACAAGGGCCAGGTCGACACCGTGAACAGTTCGTTCTCGCTGCTGTCGCGTCCGACCCGCTACGCGGCCTAACTGACAGCCATCTCGCAGAACCTGCTGCAAAGGGCGCCAGAGACGGTCTGGCGCCCTCTTTTTTATCGAATCCCCGAAGAGGAAACACACCATGGCTAAATTCAAACTCGCCGTTGCCCCGACCTTCAAGGCCAAGGTGGCATTCCCGGTTCACGGTGGCGAAAGCGTAGAACTGAACTTCGAGTTCAAGCACCGCACCCGCGACCAGCTGGCCGAGCTGATGAAGGGCATCGAGAAGCGCAAGGACGTTGATCTGATGGAAGACATCCTGGCGGGCTGGGAGCTGGACGACCCGTTCGGCAAAGAGTCGATCGAGCTGCTCTGCCAGAACTTCGCAGGCGCCCCGCGTGAGATTTTTGGCACCTACATCACCGAGATCACCCAGGCCAAGCGGGGAAACTGATCGCAGCGGCTCGCGCCTTGTACCAGGGCGCGGCCGCTGACGACGAAATGGAGGCGTTCGGGTTCACGGCTGAGGACTTCGAAGTAGAAATCGAGGTCTGGCCGGACAACTGGGACGCCTTCGAGGTATTCGCCGCCATGCAGACGCAGTGGCGCACCGGGATGTCCGGCGCGACTGGGCTCGACTACAACGCGCTGGAGCCCGTCATGCGCTTGCAGGGCATCAAGAAGCGCGACCAGAACGATGTCTTCGCTGGCGTCCGTATCATGGAGATCGCCGCGCTTGAGGTGATGCGGTCGAAGTAGTCAGTCGAACGTGTGGATGCGCTGTATGGCGATGCCGCGATGGTCGATGACAAAGACCAAGATGCTGCCGCCAATGTGAACCATGCTTTCGGGCGGCTTGCGCTGCTCGTGCAATCGCTGGCTGCGCATGATTCTGACGATCTCGGCATCGCCTTGCTCCGGCTCGCCAGCTAGGGGTGCCGGAGGCTTGTGCGCGTGAATGTCGGTGGCCCGCTGCGGGCGGAAGCCGTCGCCCGATGCGTACTGGACAACCTCAAACGCACCACGACTAGCGGAGTAGCCGAATTGGAAAATCGTGGAAGTGACGATATCTGGATTGGACCCAGCAGAGGGCTCGCCAAGGCCTGCATGCCGGTCTTTCCAGATTTCAGCGAGGATATCGCTCGCGTGCATCGCTACTTCGTCATGCTCGACGAAGCCGCAGTGGTTGAGCGCGGCAACGAATCGCTCGGCCAGATCGAGCCAGCCCGTGACGGCCACTGGTTCATCAGCTTCCAGACTGAGCGGGAAGTCGATAACCCCTTACCTCAAGCCGCCACCGCCGTTGGCATCGACATGGGCATCGAACGGTTCGCCACCCTGTCCGATGGCTCGTTTCACGAACCACTGAACAGCTTCAAGCGTCACCAGGACGCGCTGCGCAAGGCGCAGCAGGCCATGAGCCGCAAAACCAAGTTCAGCAGCAACTGGAAACGGGCCAAGGCCCGAGTCCAGCGCATCCACCACCGCATTGCCAACGTGCGCCGCGACTACCTTCACAAGGCTTCCACAGCCATCAGCAAAAGCCACGCGATGGTCTGTATCGAAGACTTGAAGGTCAGCAACATGAGTGCATCGGCAGCCGGCACCACCGAACAACCAGGGCGCAATGTGAGAGCCAAGAGCGGCTTGAACAAAGCGATCTTAGACCAGGGCTGGTTCGAGTTTCGCCGGCAGCTGGACTACAAGCTGGCCTGGAACGGTGGATGGCTGATTGTCGTGCCGGCGCATAACACCAGCCGTACCTGCCCGACCTGCAGCCACGTCAGTGCAGACAACCGCAAGACGCAGGCGCAGTTCCGGTGCGTGCAGTGTGGCTATGCGCAAAACGCAGATGTGGTTGGTGCAATCAACGTGCTTCGCCGGGGCGAGGCACACCTGTGCAACGAAGGGCCGGACATGGCCCGGTTCGCCTGTGAAGTGAACGGCGCTGTAAGGCCGTCAGCAGCAGGAACCTGTTAACCGAGCAATCGGTTTAACACCTGAAAAGGAATCCCCCACCTGAGCAACTGCGATGGTGGGGGAGGATGTCAACTGCTACATTGGCCCTTTCTGACAGGGAGGGGTGGGGATGATTCGAGGTCTATTGGTTGCTGCGCTGGCGGCCTTCGCCGTGAGTGCTTATGCAGTCGAATGGCGCGATCCGAGCGGGCGCGAAGTGTCGAAGCTAAAGCAAGCCGCCGAAATGGCTTTAAAGGATGCAGGATCAGCGAAATACAAAGCCCTGATGGCCTCGTCGTCGCTCGACGGGAAATCGGTTGTCATCTGCGGTTTTTTCAATGCAAAAAACTCCTACGGGGGTTACGCAGGGTATGAGCCGTTCATTTATTCAACTAGCGATAACGTATTTCGAGCCGGCAGCGACGCGAGCTCGATGATCCTCATAGACGCGATCTGCGACAGGTAGATCGCGCCGAACACGCAAACCGCCTACGGGCGGTTTTTTATTGCCTGGAGAAAAGTAATGGTAGACATCGCCAGCCTAGCGATTCAGATCGACACCAGCGATGTCGCCCGCGCAGAGAATGACCTGGAGCGCTTGGGCGCCAAAGGCGCCAAGGCGGAACAGGCCGCAAAAGGCGTTGGCGATGCGTACCAGCAGGCCGCCGGAAAGGTCGGCGGCGTGGCAGGAGCGGCCTCCCAGGCGGGCACAGCTCTTGAGCGCAACTCCGTAGCTGCCCGCGAGAACGCCAGGGAGCTTGCGTCCGTCGATCGCTCGGCCTCGTCCCTGTCCGGCTCAATGTCCAAGCTTGGCGCCACGCTCGCCGGCTTGACTGCCGGCATGAGCATCAAGGGCATCATCGACATTTCGGACAACTACGGCCAAATGGCCGACCGAATCAAGATGGCGACCGCATCCACCGAAGAATATCGGATGGTGCAGGAGCGCCTGCTGCAATCGGCAAACCGTACCTATCGCCCGCTGGCCGAGGCCCAAGAACTCTACATCCGCACCGCTGACGCTATCCGCTCGCTTGGCTACCAGACGAGCGATGCACTGGATATCACCGACAGCTTCAGCTACCTGCTCGTCACCAACGCCGCGTCTGCTGATAAGGCATCGAATGCCATCGATGCCTACTCGAAGTCCATTCAGTCTGGCCGGATCGAGGTAGATAGCTGGCAATCGCTCATCGCTGCGATGCCGTCCGTGGTCGACACGCTGTCGGGCTCGCTCGGCAAGTCTGCGGAGGAAATCCGCCAGCTCGGCATCACCGGCAAGCTGTCGCTGGCTGACCTGAACGAAGGCCTGCGCCAAACCGTCGAGCAGAACCAAAAGCTCGCCGATGGCATGGGCACGACGCTTAACGATGCGATCGTGCGGGCCAGCAACAACCTTTCCACCTATCTTGGCGAAAGCTCAAAGGTCACGGCCTCGTCACGCCTGCTCTCCGGCGCGCTGGATGGCGTCACCGAGAACATCGATCTCATCGCAACTACCCTTGGCGGTGTTGCTGTTGCCGCGGTCGCCCGATACGCCACCGTCACGGCTAAAAGCACAGCTGCGTCCGTTGCTCAGACGATAGCTGCGGGGCGGCAGGCTGCTGAGGAGCTGAAGCTTGCTCAAGCGCAGGTTGCTTCGGCTACAGCCGCAGTTGCGCTAGCTCGCGCCAACGTTGGGCTGACAGCGTCAACAGGGCAGGTTACTGCCGCGCTCGCAGCACAAGAGGCCGCACAGAAGCGTCTTGCGGCGGCACAGTCTGCGTCCGTAGGGCTTGGCCGGACAGTGCTCGGGCTGGCTGGTGGGTGGGCCGGCCTTGCCGTGACTGCAGGCGCAGTTGCGCTTTCCTTTGTCGATTGGGGCGATGGCGCAGAAGAGGCTGCGCGTAAATCCATCGCTTTGCGCGAAGAAACCAATCTGCTGACTCGCGCCGTTGAGGATCTTGACGCCGCGCAGGCAAAGCAAGTCCTGCAGCGGATGGAAGAGCCGTATCAGGCCGCCAAGGATGAGGCTCGGAACTACGCCGCGCAGATCGAGTACCTCAACGCTCAGTTGAGTCGCCACCCCGGCAGCGCGAAGGTGGAGGAGTGGAATCGTGCGCTTGTAGACGCCAAGGGCAACCTCTCTACGGTCAACCAAGAGTTGGCCACGCAAGAAGCAAAAATGCGCGACCTGAATGCGCGCATTGAGCAGAACACGAATGCCTGGAAAGGCAATCGCGAAGCTGCAAACGAGACCGACAAAGAGGGGCAGAGCTTCCTTGCCAGCCTGCAGCGTCGGGCCGACCTTTCTGGGAAGCTGACCGAGGTTCAGAAGACCCAGATTGCTATCGAGAAGGGCTATGCGGGCGTCCTCTCCGAAACAGCGAAGCAAGAGGCTCTGGCCGCTGCTGCAGTTATTGACCGCGCCAATGCTGCACTGAACGCCGGGAAAGGCGTAGCTAAGGCGACAGACGAGCAAGCGCGAGCATTCAAGGCTCTCTACGACTCGTTGTACCCAGCCGAAGCCGCGCAGCGCCAGTACAACGAGCAGGTCGCACTGCTTGACAAGTACCTCTCCGGCGACCAGCTAGCCAAGGCCATCGACCGCCTGAACCACTCAATCGAGGGCGCTGACGCAACTGGCCCGGGCGACGCCATCGAGGAGTACCGCAAGGAGCTCCAGCGCCTCGAAGATCAGCTCGACCCTGTAGGCAAGGCGACCAAGCAGTACCAGCAGGACGTAAAGCGGCTAGACGATGCACTAGGCCGAGGCGAGCTGACGATCGAGCGTCACGGCGAATTGATGGCTGAACTTGGCCGGCAGTACGACGAGAACCGCGGCATTACCTCCGAATGGGTCCAATGGACTGAATCGTCCCTAGAGCGCGTCGATGCGGCCTTCGCCGACGCCTGGCGCAACATCGGTGACGGGTTCGCAGGGTTCCGTGACTCGCTGACCAATGCATTCAAGCAGATGCTCGCTGAGCTGGCTCACATCGCCATTACCCGGCCTATCGTGATGCAGATCGGCGCGGCGCTGGGCATTGGCGGGGGCGCCGGGCAGGCAGTCAGTATGCTCGGCGGCACCGCAGGCAGCGGCGGGCTTGATGCGTTCGGCCTGCTGAAAAACGGCTACAGCATCGCGAATTCCGGCTTCGGCCAGGCGGTCGCGGCTGGCTGGAACTCCGGCCAAGGCCTCGTGGGCGGCCTGCAAGGCGCAGCGACCTCTGGCTGGCAGTACGGCTCAAGCGCGCTCGGCTCAATGTTCGGCGGCGGCGCTACCGGGGGTGGCGCAGCGATTGCCGACTATACTGGCGCGCAGTTCGGCAACTGGGTCGGCACGCAGAACGCAGCGGCTACCACATGGGGCGGCGCAGCGACGGGCCTCGGCTCGATTGCGGGCGGCCTGTCTGGCGCTTACATGGGCTACCAGCGCAGCGGCGTGAAAGGCGCGGTTGCCGGAGGTCTAGGCGGCTGGGGTGGCGGCACGCTGGGCACCATGGCGGGCGCCGCTGCGGCCTCGGCACTGAGCGGCACAGCCATGGGCGCTGCCCTGGGGTCGGTGCTGCCGGGTATCGGCACGGTGATCGGCGCCGCGCTCGGCGCGGCGTTCGGCTCCAAGCTGTTCGGTGGCGCGTGGGAAACCAAGGATGCCGGCTTGGCATTCAGCGTAACGGATGGCGATTTCCTCGGCCAACAGTACGAATATCAGAAGAAAAAGGGCGGGCTGTTCAGTTCGAACAAAAAGCGCACGCGGTTCAGTGCGCTGGACGATGAAACTGCCGCCAGGTTCCAGTCGGTATATGACGCCACGGAGGATACGGTCGCCGGCCTGTTCGAGTCGCTGAGCTACAGCGTGGAAGAGGCGTCACTCGCAGGCCTGCAACTCGCGCGCACCAAAATCAGCACCAAGGGCAAAACCGAGGAGCAGATTCAAGAGGCAATCGCCGAGTGGTTCGGTAGCGCTGCCAACGCCATGACGGCAGAGCTGAACAAGGTCTTTGCCACCGGCCTGGATCTCGACCTTGAGGGTATGCAGGCCTTCGTCGGCAACCTGCAGGGCGTCAATGCACTGTTCGAGCAACTCAACTACGAGTTGTACGAATCCACCGTCGCCGGCGGGCGCATGGCCGAGCAGCTCAGTGCCGTTGCTGGCGGGTTCGACGTACTGGCGGCCAATGTCTCAACGTACTACGACGCCTATTACACCGCGGCCGAGAAGACGGCGAACGTGGTGGAGTCGATTACCCAGGCGTTTGAGGAAGCAGAGGTAACGCTGGCCGGCAACCGTGCCGAGTACCGGGCAATGGTCGATAACATCGACCGCACCACCGAGGCGGGTCGCGAGATGTTCGCCACGCTGATGGCGCTGTCGGGTCAGGCTGCGACCTACTACGACATCCTCGAGGCGCAATTGTTGGGCGCCGCAAACAGCGCATACGCCTCGCTGCAGCGCTCTATTGCGGCTCAGCAGCGGGAAATCCAACAGCAGGCCAGCAGTGCAACGGCCAGCATCAACGCGCTGACTGGCATCAGCAACGCACTGGATGCAGCGCTCAAGCGGCTGCGCGGCACCTCGGACGACACCGTGCGAATGCTGCGCGCTCAGGCGGTGATGACGCTCAATAGTGCGTTGGTAACCTCCCGAGCTGGCGGGTCTCTGGCTGACTATGCAGGGCTCCAGGATGCTCTGGACGTTGCGTCCAACATGGACACGTCGCTGTATCGCTCGCTGGAGGATTTCGAGCGGGAGCAGGGCCGCACCGCCAACCTGATCGCCGAACTGGAGAAGGTCAACGGCAAGCAGCTCAGCGCCGAAGAGCAGATGCTTGAGCAGTACGACAAGCAGCTGGCAGGCCTGGATCAGCAGTTGGCCTTCGCCCAGGCGCAGCTCGACGCGCTCAACGGCATCGACAACTCCATCATGGGCGTGGCGGCAGCAATTGCCGCGATGAACGCATCGGTGGTTGCTGCGCTGCAGGGCCTTCCGAATGGCGCGGCACAGGCCAACACCCCTCAGAACAACCGCTCGATCATCGACACGATATACCAGTCGGTGCTCGGGCGCGGGACGCAGGGTGACGAGGCGGGCGCCGCGTTCTGGGCCAATGCGCTGCAGAGCGGCACGGCGACGTACCAGGACATCGCGGCGTCGATCGCCAAGGGGGCGTTGGGGAACAGCGCGGAATCTGCTGCTACCAAGAAGTCGGCCGAGGAGTACCTGAAGGGCCTAGGCATCCCAGGGTTCGCCTCTGGTGGTCTGTTCGGCGGCGGTCTGCGGATCGTCGGCGAGAAAGGTCCGGAACTGGAGGTCACCGGCCCGTCGCGCATCTACAACGCCAGCCAGACGGCTGCGATGCTGGGCGGCGCTGGCTCGACCGAGGAGCTGCGCGCCCTGCGTAGCGAGGTTGCCGGCCTGCGCTCAGCTCTCGGCGCCATTGCCAAATACACCGAGAGCACCGCCTACGGCGTGCGCCAAATGAACGAGATCGGTCTACCGCAACCGGAGGCAGCATGAGAGTAGTGCGGCCGGCGTCCGTGACGCCAACAACGCTGCTCAGCAGCAACGTCGCGCTCGATGACGCGCCCGCATGGGCGGCTGGGACGTACAGCACGGGTCAAACCGTGCTGCACAACCTGCACGTTTACGAGAGCGTGGCTGACAGCAATACGTTAGAGCCAGGCACCGAGACCACGACGCCGCTCAAATGGATAGATCTCGGTGCCTGCAACCGCTGGCGCATGTTCGACAAACGCGCAGGCACCAAATGGCTGATCGGTAAATACACGACAAACGCAGATTCGATCGATCTAACGATCCGGCCGGGGCAGGTGGTTAACGCCATCGGCCTCGTCGGCGTGGCGGGGACTAGCGTTCGCGTCGTGATGACTGCGCCAGGGGAGGGCACCGTCTACGACAAAACCGTCCAGATGGCCGAGACCGGAGTGACCAGCTGGTACGACTACTGGTTCGCCCCATTCGAGCGACGAGACAACGTTGCCATGTTCGACCTGCCGGCCTACGGCAATGCGGACGTGCAGGTCATCGTCTCTGCACCAGGTGGTTCGGCCCAGGTCGGGACGCTGGTTCTCGGCAGTGCGCTAGAGATCGGTATGGCCGTCTACGGCACCGGGCTGGGCCTCGTCAGTTACACCCGCACGACCGAGGATGATTTCGGCAACGTCACGCTGACCCCTCGGGGATCTCGTCGTACCGTCGATTTCGACCTTCGCATTCCTACAGACCAGATCGGCACCGCCATGCGGACGCTCGAGCGTTTGCGCGACGTGCCATCGCTTTATGTCGGTGATGCCGGCATGGACACAACCATCATCGTCGGGCGGTTCGAACGCCTGGCAACCGTGATTTCGAACCCCGCGCTTTGCGACATGACCCTAGAGGTTAGGAGTTTCCAATGACAGCACCGGTTATTACACCGCTACCTCCTGCGCCGACGCGGGCTGATGCGCCGAGCGACTTCACGGCCAAGGCCGACGCCTTCGTGGCGGCTCAGGTCGGCATGGTCGCCGAGTTCAACGCTTCCGCTGAATTCGTCGATCAGCGCGCCATCGACGCCGACGCCAGCGCCACGGCAGCAGCTGCGAGCGAGGCGGCAGCAGAGGCCGACCGCGCAGAGGTCGCCGCCAATACCGCGACGGTCGCCAGCAACACCGCAACAGTCGTAGCGCGGGCTGACGAGGTAGCCGCCAACACGCTGCAGGTAGCCGCTGACGCCGATCAGGTAGCGGCTGACCGAGTGGCAGTAGACGCAGCGCTGGCGTCCATTGCTGACGGGCCGGTGACTAGCGTTAACGGCCTGACCGGGGTCGTCGACCTCACCGCCCAAATGCACGCAACCGCTCTACTTTTCTAAGGAACAGGCCCATGCCCATGACATTCACCGCCCCGTTCGCTCAAACCCCGAAAACTGCTGCCGCTGTTGTCACTGCTGCCGCAGCCGTGGCCGACGACAATCCAACGAACACCGTTGAGCTGCTGACCGCAGGCGCGAACGGCGCGTTGGTCACCCGCCTGGCCGCCATGCCGCGCGCAACCTGCACCGCGTCGAGCCTCGTGCTGTTCCTGCAGAAGAGCGGGCAGACCACGAAGCGCCTGATCGACTCCGAGCTGATGGCAGCACACACCGTTGCCACGACTACCGCCATCCCGGAAACCGCGTTCAGCAACGTCTCGGACTCGACCCCGCTGCGCCTGGAGGCTGGCGACAAACTGTTCGTCGGCAGCCAGGTAGCGCTCGCTGCCGGCATCGTATTCGCGGCTCAGTGGATGGATTACTGATATGGCTGATCGAGCATTGGGGAACCCGTTGGGGAATCCGTTGGGGTTGGTGCGAGCGCCATCGCTGGCACGATTCCGAACTATCCCGGTGGTGATTAATGCCACGGCCAGCATGGGCGGCTCAACCACAGAATACGATCACCCGATCCCGGCAGTTGATCCAGATAAAACAATAATTCTTGGTGCGGTACATCGGGTTACTAATGCCTATCCAGTCAACTCGCAATATTGTTGGGGTGTCTATGACATTCAGTCGGAGTTCATAAACATCCGCCGATACGCTGGCGATTTTAACTCTTTGTCGCAGCAGTTGATTTTGACAGTTCTGGAGGATGAGCGGATCAAAAAAATCCATAGATTTTTGCTGAACCCAGCGTTTGACGCAAATACCGTTGCATTAGAAACCGGGCTAGAGAGTCTGGACACTGAACGCGCGCTAATTTCTGTTCTACCGGGGTCGGTAAATGATCTCTACAACGGCGGTACATCACCATACACGCTGCCGCTATCGATAAATAGCTCTGGGCGACTGACCATTGCTCTAGGCCCGCGTAACGCGCTTGCATTTAAAAACATTATGGTTCAGATCGCTGAATATTGAGGTGGCGAAATGATTCGAGTCCAATCCAACACCGCCACCCGCGAGCCAATTCCGAGCTTCCTGCGCGGCCTCGCCCCTGAATCCCTCGCCGATCTCAGCTGGACCGACCCAGCCCTTGGCGTCTCCGACTGCGCCTGGTGGGCCGAGGAAGATCAGTCGCCAGCGCTTGGCGAGTTCGAGCGCTACGGCGACGAGACGCTGACGGTTGATGCTGAGCGCCGCGTTGTTGTCGTGGTGCGCGAGGTCGTGCCGTGGAGCGCCGAGGAAATCGCCGAGCACGAGGCCCAACGCCGCGCGGAAATGGCACAGCAAATCGCAGACCGCCGCTGGCAGGCCGAGGTGGCGGGTATCGACGTTGGCGGCATGCACATCGACACCGGGCGCGACAGCCAGGCGCTGATCACTGGCGCCACGGTTCAGGCCATGCTTGATCCGAACTACTCGTTACGCTGGAAGACAGTGGCCGGCTTCGTTGACCTGACGGCTGAGCAGATCATCGCGGTTGCGACTGCTGCTCGAGGCCACGTTCAGGCCTGCTTTAACCGGGAGGCCGAACTGCTCGACGCACTATCGGCCGGCACCTTCTCGCCGGAGATGCTCGAGCAAGGCTGGCCTGCCTAAACGACTGCGACACACAGACCCGCTTCGGCGGGTTTCTTTTTGCCTGGAGAAAAGTATGACCCTCGGACAAAAGCAGCGGCAATTCAGCCGCATGATTGGCCAGCTGATCGAATTTGCCTATGCCAACGGCTACGAACTCACCTTCGGCGATGCGTACCGTGACCCGCGCGTGCATGGCGCCGTTGGCGAAAAGAAGTCCTACAGCTCGGCGGTTTCGCTGCACAAGGAGCGGCTGGCAGTCGATTTCAACCTGTTCAAAGGCGGCAAGTACATGACCGCAAGCGAGGACTACCGGGAGCTAGGCGAGTTTTGGGAGTCGATCGGTGGCGCATGGGGCGGAAGATTCTCATCGCCGGACGGAAATCACTTCTCCCTCGAGCATGGTGGCCGGAAATGATTCGCCTGATCATTGCCGCCTGCCTACTGCTCACCCTCCAAGGTTGCACCGTCATCCAGTCCGCCCAATACGCCGTTGCCCGCTACTGCATGCTGCCCGAGCCAGCCCGCAGCGCAAACCGCGAGGCCGTCGCGCTAGCCATGGCGCCGAACCGCATCAACATCCAATGTGCCGGGGTGGACGATGAGTGACGCATGGTTCTCCGGTGCGCTGGACCTGCGCGCCTACAAGCCGGGCGAGTGGGTACTACTGGAACCGTTCCGCTATCACGCCCGCGACGGCCGGGAGTTCACCGTACCGCGCTGGTTCATCACCGATCTGGCGTCGATACCCTGGCTGGTCGATCCGCTGTTCGACAGCCTGGATCACCGCAAGGCGGGCGTGGTCCACGATTTTTGCTACTGCGCGCAGAAGATCAGCCGTGCCGAAGCCGACGAGCTGTTCCGCGAGATGCTAGAAACACTCGGCGTCGGAGCCATCAAGCGGAACCTCATGTACTCCGGGCTGCGCGTGGGCGGCTGGTATCGGTACAACCAGTGCAAAGGCGGGCCAAAAGGCGAGGATTTCGCCTGGGAGTTCATGAACTCGGCAGAGCGTGAGGCATACCGGATCAGGTTTATCGAGAAGGGGGATTGGGTTGCCCGGACGGGCTGA